TCTATTGAGCAGAACGAATCCCTCGTTCATATCGTCATCAAAGCCGGAGATCTCGACCAGAGACCCCGGAGTCGACGTGCCAATCCCTACTCGGCCGGAACCGGTTACAAAAAGAACCGTTCCGCTCACCGCGCCGTCGACCTGCAGAAGCGCTTCGTCGCCCGAAGAGGAAACGTGCAAGCTTGCGCTTGGGAACTGAGTACCAATGCCGACTCTATTTGTGCCGCCGTTGACAAAAAGCATGTTTGGCTCACCGCTAGATTCAACACGGAAATCGTGATCCTTGCCGCCTTCATTGGATATAAAGCTGCCATAGCCGGTAAAGCTGTTGGCCGATCCGGTAGCATTAATAGGCATTAGTCTTCTATCTCCTCCATCAAAAGTTTAAATCGCTTTCCGGTTTTGTTGTTCTTTATAGTTAGATAGTCTTCTTCCTCAACAACAGTCCAATCTCCGCGTTCATTAGCCAAGTGTAAGTCGCCAGTATAAACATTTGCCCATCGCATTGCGGATGAGCCTAGGTCGTGTGAATTATCTGCTCCGGGCAAAATGCTTCCCGTAACGTGAAGGGCACCATTAACTGCTAATTGAGCCGTGGGCGTTGCCGTACCGATGCCGATTCTATCATCGCCGGGGGTAAGGCTACTAGAAACATAGAGCGCTGTTCTACCCAACGAGTTCTTGAACTCATATCCAACAAAATTGGTCTGATTGCCCCGAAATTCTAAAAAGCCGGCGCTATTGCGACCCATTTTGTAGTAGTTAACTCCACCATGTCCCAATCGTAGCTGATCGCCTAGGGTATCTCCGAGAATGTCTAAGGTGGTGGCCGGCGTTACCGTACCTATACCAACTCGGCCGGATCCGGTTACAAAAAGAACCGTTCCGTTCGTCGCGCCGTCGACCTGCAGAAGCGCTGCGTCGCCCGAAGATGAAACATGCAAGCTTGCGCCTGGCGCCTGAGTACCAATGCCGACATTGCCCGTGGACTGCTCAAAGTAATAGCCGACTCCCCCCAAGGCGCCAGAAATCTGGAAATCGAGGCTTGAGACGAGTTGAATTTGGTGTTTGCTCGAGTAGGTCCCATAGATCTGGTGGGAGTATGTAGTCCCTGGTGTGCCGAACCTGAGCGCCGGGCCGCTGGCGGGATATAACTCTATAGCTGCCGCATCTGATGCTACAAGAATACTGGCGTCGGACACGGACCCCGAAACATGTAACTTCTTCGAAGGCGCGCCGGTACCAATGCCGACAGATCCAGATCGGAAAAGAGCAGCGTAATTCGTATCTGCGCCGGCAACACTTACATCCAAACCAATATTTGATACTGTTCCGCCGCTTAGGGCGGAAATAACATCGAGATCCATTCCCGTCATCGTTGATGTACCAACATTGGTGGCAGCATCATCCATATCAAGGTCTAGGCCAATGAAAGTGGATGTTTGACCAGAGGCAACGATTCCAGTCTTATCAAAATCTACATGCACAATAGGGCCAGCAGTGGTTGAAGTTGTTGTTGCATTGCCGGCATCAATAAACAACGCTTTTCCAGTAGTTAGCGCTGTTGCTGCTACGTCAATAACATTTGCCGTCGTTTGGGATGCATCAATATCAACAGCTATCTGATCAACATCCGCTGCGGTGACCAATAAAGCTGGAAGACCACTGGGGCCATGACCGTTCACATACTGATTTATTTCAAGTACGCCGCCCGGGGCCCCTGAGCTAGCTCCGATCTGAACCGCTTCGGTACCAGCATCAACAAAAAGCGCATTCGACATATTGGCTGTTTCAACCCTGAAATCGCAGTCGATTCCGGCATCATTGACAACTACTTCGCATGCGGTGCCGTTTGTTACATCCTCGCCACCGATTGATAAGAGATTTGTAGCTCCCGCCGTTCCAGCGGTACCACCAGCAAATACATTAAACGTTAGTTTGCCGCCTTCGTCGGTCGCTGTTACGTCGCTAGCAATTGCATCCAGAGATACGTATGAAGTTGCTTGACCGCCGTCACCAACCCCATCAAATCTAATGGTACCAATAGACATGTCATCTGCTTCGGCAGTCGCGTCCGACCTATTCAATGATAAGATAACGGGCTTATCAGTTGCAGGGTTGGAATTCTTCAACTCAAGAAGCGGGTTTGTTTCTGCAGCTGTGGTTTCTATTACTGCGGTATTACTTCCCGCTATGGCATCGTTTAGAACATGGAGTACGGTAGTTGCGACAGCTGACGCATTATCATTGTGAATGAGTGCCAAAGTGTTTGCATCTGTATTAGATGAGTCAGACACAAGATTAAGAATCTTGCCGGTTGTTAATCCATCTGCGGTAACATCAATCACGTTAGCGGTTGTTACAGCATCAGCCACGATATCAATAACATCAGCATCAATATTGGCAGCATCAATATGAAGCGCCATTTTGTCCGTATCATTGCTATCGAGAATAAGGAGCGGGACGCCACCATCGCTAGCGTTAGCGATTTCTAGCGTAGCAGCCGGAGCATCTGTTGAGTCGCCAATGCTTACTCGATTGGAAGAGCCTTCAACAAAAATCATGTGAGTCTCATCTACTGATTCAACACGGAAATCAACATCCAGGCCGCCTTCGTTGAATACTGCTTCGTCGCCCGCTTTTGCTTCTACAACTATCTTTCCATCGGCATCCAATGTAAGATCGGCGTCGTCATTTGAGTCGTCATCCACAGTAGCAAGCGTGGTGGCGCCATGAGTGGTGGTCGTAATCGAGAAAAAGTCCCCAGTATCAACAGAACTTACAGCCTTAAAGTCCGTACCTCCGTCAGCACAGTTGATAATTAAGCCGTTATTGGTGTCTGCGCCGGTGGTCGTGAGTTCCATACCGGTGGCTGTACTAGTGCCGTCTGTGTGGCCAGTGACGGTGACGTCGTGGCCCACCACAGTGGATGTACCTCGGCTTCGCGAAGTGACATCCAGATGAATGCCGATATCGTTGTGCGCGGCGGAACCAGAAGCCGCAACGGTTCTGACAAAGTCAATGTATAATCCTGTTGCATCTTGTGCTGCCACGCCGGATGCGTTTTTGTCAAGAAACATACCGGTATTTCCGCCATCAGACTGAACTGTCAAAGCAGTAGCGCCAGTGGCAGAAGCGTGAGCTTGTACAATCTCAACACTATTTCTTGTGGTGGCATTGGCTGAATTGTCGCCTATATATACCGCTTTGCCGTCGGTGAGGGCGGATGTTGATACATCTAATGCTACGCCAGCTGTGAGCGCATTGCCATCAATTTCTGCAACGATGCCTGTCGTTTGTTCTGAGTCAATCCGGAGTGCGCGGCCGGCGGTACCATCAGTGCCATCAAAGTCTATATCTAAGCCGACAATTGCGTTTGAGTCAGAGAGGTTGGCTGCATCTTTTACAATCTTGGCAACCGAATAAGCATCTGTAGAGGTTCCAGAAGCATTAGCATAAAGTAGATTAGCTCCAATTAAACCATTGCTTGTACTTGTTACTCCAATTCCTTTTCCTGACGTAAGCGCATCAGCAGAAAGGTCAACACCTGTTCCTGTAGTAAGAGCATCGCCATTAATCTCGGCAACTACGCCGGTTGTCTGCTCGGAGTCGATTCTGAATGCGCGGCCGGCGGTACCATCAGTGCCATCAAAGTCTATATCTAAGCCGACAATTGCGTTTGAGTCAGAGAGGTTGGCTGCATCTTTTACAATCTTGGCAACCGAATAAGCATCTGTAGAGGTTCCAGAAGCATTAGCATAAAGTAGATTAGCTCCAATTAAACCATTGCTTGTACTTGTTACTCCAATTCCTTTTCCTGACGTAAGCGCATCAGCAGAAAGGTCAACACCTGTTCCTGATGTTAGTATATCTCCATTAATCTCGGCCACAATGCCTGTCGTTTGTTCTGAGTCGATTCTGAATGCCCGGGCATTAGCGGCCGCTCCTGTGTCAAAGTCGATGTCTAAGCCAATACTGGCAGCATCACCGGCCCTGTCGCCTGATTGGGCAATCTTTACTAAGGCACCAGCGGAGTTATTTGTTGCGGTTGTTGAAATGTTTAACGCGGGACCGGTTGTTAAAGCATTTGCGGTTATATCGAGTACGGCCGCTGTAGTATTGCTAGCATCAATATCAATACCAATTTCCGTCGTGTTTGCAAGATTAATATCAACACCAACGACGTCGTCGTCATCATGATCTATAAGCAACGTTGGGACGGAGGTAGCTGAGCCCCCCTGGACTTGAAGTGTAGCTAATGCACCTATCGTTCCGATACCTACATATGGGATTGCTCCGTTAGCGCTGGCCGTCGCCCAAAAAACCGGTGTTGAAAGAGTGCTTGCGCGGAGAGAGCCGGTTCTTGCATGTACATCGTCATTGGTGTTTCCAAAGAATGTTGATCCCGTAGCATCAATAACCGAAATATTTTCATATTTGATCACGCTGGCACTAAGCGAGCCAGTTATCACCATGTTGCCTGATAATACTAAAGTGTTCGCAGCGCCGTGATATACCGAAGCGGTATGAAACATAAAATGTTGGCTACCATTGATCGAAGTACCGTGTGAATGAAACTGTACGGAACCAGTCGGGCCGCTGCCCGTGGCAAAATCAGCGCAACCTACATATGCCCAGCCGCTAGCCATAGTGGATTAAACTCCTGCGGCGCCGGACCAGTTTGTACCGTTGGGGGAGATGCCAGAGTTATTAATAGCATCAGTGCCAATAAATGTCAAGCCCGCCATAACAGAACAATTAGCAGATCCACTGAGCCAAATCTCTGATACTTTTAATTCCAAACGAGGGGTTGTAACGCCCCCTGAAACCTCTAAAAAGGAATTATTATCGTTACCGGTAACACCATTTTCTGAAAAACCAACGCGGAGGTGGAACTGAGCGTCGACACTGGTATCGCTATTAGTTACAACAACCCACGACGTTACACTTGGAAATTTTACCTGTACAGGATGACGATCGTCATCGAGACAATCAATACTTCCCGTTGCAAATGGCTTGCCCGACACCTGGTAGGAGCCTACATTGTGCAATCCTGCTTTATATTGAAAATTGGCCATACTAAATTCTCCGAACTACTTTAAATAGTCTTCTATAATAACTATTTCCTTTTAAAGCGTTTTCTTTCTAAACGTTCTTTTTCTCTCCGTGCTTTTTTTGATTTGATCTTCCTTTTAACAGAGGGTTTTATGTAATAAGCGGTCTTGCCGCGATATGTTTCTAGAATGCCCTCTTTCTTAACTTTTTTGATAAACCTTCTGATTAATCTTTCTGAGCTTTCATTTGGTCTTCTCGTCACTATTACATTGTCTGCCACAGAGCACCTCTATTTTCCTGCATCGATATGAGCTTTCCAGTTCTTACCAACGCTGCCGAGCAATCCTGATATATCTACTCCGGGATCGCTGGGCGCTACGCCGGACAGGGCGCCTTGCGCTGTCTGAGGTGCGCCAGGAGCAGCACCCGCGGAAGTTATCGGGGTCGTGCCCTCAAATAGATTTACGCCATTATATGCGTTCTCTCCCATGGCGCCCATAAGCTTCTTTCTATGCTCGTCTATCTTTTGTTTTTGTTCTTGCAAAGATTGCTGTCGCATCTCAGCAAAGTTGTTTTCTTCTGCTTTTGGCTCGGGCTGTTGAGCTTCAACAATTTGAACTCCACCCATTCCACGAGCGACCTCTGATACAACTCCTGATAAAACGCCGTCCTCAAATATCACCTCCTTGATACATTCTTTTATCAGTGGCTTGAGCAGCTTCTTTAGTTCTGCCTTGTTCATTTAATCCCCGACAACACTTTCCAACGTTCTAGTTCTTTAGCCTCTTGCTGCTGTTGCTGTTGTTGTACCTCGGCGCCTTGCTCTTCAAGCTCACCATAAACAAAATCAGCGATTGCCTGTGCTAAGGTGGCGTTCCAGTCGCCTGCGGGCCACTCGTTGCCGGCAGAGCCGTAATAAGGATGTAGCGCTTGGTTGCCAGACAGCTGTCCGCGAAGGAAATTTCTCAAGCTTTTTCTTACGTAGTTGGCACCATTTTTATTAACAAAAAACAGTATCTTGCCATCGCGGACATCCCCTTTGGTTTGGGGTGTAAGCTTGGCGCCAGAGCGCTTAGCATCGCCCTTGGCGCGAGCCAGCGTTGTTTTTCCGGTTTCCGCTGGCGCTTTCCTTGTTGGATCTGCTGGATCCGCGAGCCTAAATGCCTTTGAGACACTCTTGGTCCCGACAGCGGGCGCGGTGTCGTGCGCGCTGGCGGCTTCTCTTAGCTCTGCAAGAGCCTCCAAAACTGCCTCTCTTAGATCTGCATCTCGCGATTGATCATTTCGTAAGGAAACGACCGGTCGGGGGTTGGGGGATGGCCATTTGCTAATGTCAACGTTTCGAGCCAGTCCGTAAGCGCGTGCATTTGTCCACTCCATCCATTGCTCAACCCTGCCTAAAAGATCTTCTAGGCCCTTCTCATCGACTTTCCAGCCGTTTTCGGCTGCAAGGTCACGAACTGTTTTTTCTACAGAAGGTATATCGGCGCCGTCCACCGTTATCTCATATTGTTCTGGTTCGACTTCGATGCCGCCGCCAGGTCGCGACCCTGGTTTTACGCATTTGCCATCATCATCACGAATCATATCCTCCGGACACGGCTCATCGAGAGGGTTCGTAATAGTAATAACCTTCTGATCAATAAGATATTGTCTTATTTGATTTATTTGAATTTGCGTAAGATCTACATCAGAATCAATGTCAATATTAAGTTCTGTTTTAATGTTCTGGATTTGTTGGTTAAACTTACTTTGATCTCTCTGATCAATATTAATATTGTCACCTTGCTTGATAACTTTTGTAAAGTTGTTAGTAACATTGTTAACTACGGTTTTATCACCACTTAGCTGTTGTATCAGTTTCACCAGCACGTCGATATCAACATTGGTGGGGGTGGTGCCACCCGGTCGCGGCGGATAGACCGTAACACAATCATCGCCCATCTCAGTCAGGCCTGGAGGACAGACGCACTTCTTTAGCTCCGGATCCCATTCTTTTATGTCCGGGCACTTTCCTTCTTCTTCATCCTTGCACCAGCCTATTTCCTTCCAGTCATCCCAGTGTTCGTTTGGTACAAACTTCCCGGTATCGGGACATATGCATCCCGGCTTCTCCGGATCCTCGCTGTTACGAAGACCCATATAGCCGCAATCTTCAGCAATAATCATATCTTTAATACACTTGCCTTGGCCGCCATCATCGCGAGGTGCTATTTCTGAAAATACATAGCCTTCGGGGCAATCGCATTTCTTTTCCTCTTCATTCCAGTCCGTTTTGCCTTGCAGCTTTTCTTCATCAGTAGAAGGACACTTGCCCGGCGGTGGCGGTGGCGGCGGGGGCTTCTCTTCGCACGGCGGTTCAGAACCATCAGGGCACTTTTCTGTTTCGTCGCAAGGTACATCTTTCATTGTGTCGACTTTTTTCTTGAGATAGGAGATGCGCGAGCCCCAGGTAAGCGCTTTGCCTTCCTCGTCTTTAGCACCGCGTCTCCAGAACGCAGCTGTGCCGGCAGCCGCGGCCATAGAGGCTGCTAGGCCCAACAAAAATGGGGCCCCTACTGCTCCAACGGCTTTTAAGACTTGATTTTTAAGAGTTGCTGCCGGAACTTGCCCGGCAGCTTCGAATCCAGATTTGGCGGACTCCTGTACGGCTGCTTCGAAATTGCCGGGATTTAGCGCAAATACAGTACCTCCTTGGCCTGACATGGGGCCCTCTATAAATAACTTATGAGGATCTAGATTGTTGGTTATAGCCTGCCCTAGGGCTGCTGGGCCACCAGGGTCGGCCATGACGCCCTCATGAGCAAACAATTTTCTCATGGCTGGCGTCAATGCCCCCAGGCCTGGGCCGCCGGCGCGGCCAAAGTTGGCGAAGTCTTCGCCTCCCATCGCGCGAACCGTTTTTATAATGCCATCTCCTTTGGAAACATTACCTATACTCTGTTTAACCGCTTGCCTAACAGCTGTTCTGGCAGCTGCGGATCCGGGCGCTGCTTCCATATCGGTCATACCTATCAATAGGTTTTGGAAGAAATCTGAATTTACAACGAAGCCGGCCACTGCAAAACCCGCGGCCCATTTAAGGAGGCCAAGCGGAAGTTCTTTGCTGTATGCTGCCTCGTAACCCTTTGCGGTTGCTCCCTGCTTGGCGCCAAGGTCTGTTTGTTCGCTAAAGCCCATCCTATAATAATACTGATCTTTCGTTCTATAGTCTTGAAAGTAAATTACTATATAACGCAGTACTGCTATACGAATATTGGCCGTTACACAATTGATCTTCTCGGCTTCAAAATCCTTTACAATCGCTTCGTATACCTGACTAAGACGCTCGCTCTCGGACTTAAAGTCGCTGGCAGTTGGCTCGTTTGGAAAACGTCGTTTATCCAGCTGGGTATAAACATTTTGCATGATTGCGGCGCCTTCGGGATCGATCTCTTTTAATTTCGTGAGTTGAGCCGCGACTTCTGCCTTTGCGTTGTCTTTCGCTTGCCTTCGCTCCTTAGAATGTAAAACCTCTTCGCCGCCAAGCAAGGTGCCTTCTGCGCCGCCCCATGCCCATTCCGGGGCAAGGATATCCCACACGCCCGGAAGATTAACATTGATATCAGTCCAGCCTTTCTTATCTGGTTCCCCGCCGAGATCTTTAAGTATTTGTTTTAGAGAGGTCTCATCATGATCTTTGAGTGTATCAAAAGAATAGATTTTATACTTATCAACCAGCTTATCACCATTGGGATCTAAGGTTTTAATTTGCTTAATAAGCTTTCTTTTATAGTTACCAAATAGCTCGTTAATCTCTTCTTCGGTAAGAACTATGCCTTTTACGGCAAACTCTTCTTTTATTATTTGTTTAATCTGGCTTTCGGTCAGCGACTTTTTACTCATTTTTAATCCCTCAATACTTCATTCAAAGCACGGTTGATACGATCTGCTTTTGTAAATACTTCATTTATTCTATTCTTATTTTCTCGCATCATAAATGCACCAGGTGTTGAAGGTTCCGATACCATATCAAAACAGATTAGCTGAAAATCATCTTCAACTATAGTTTGGCCGGAGCTCTCCGAGACGGATCCCAAGCCACGAGAAGAGATGCCGATAGAAACCCCAGAGTCTACTAAAGATCGGAGGATGCCTCCCGAAGGAGTATCAAGTACTTTCATCTTTCCCATCACCCTGTTATCGTCCATCCAAATATCAGTTATCTGATGAGAAACGTTTCGAAGATTAATGACTGACTCTTCGGGATGGTCTAGTTCTCCTAGTGCGCGGTTATCATCAACAAGCTTCTTGTAGTTTTTCACTTCTCGTTCTAAAATCTTTTGAGGATAGATGCGTCCATTGCCGTTTTGGGTTTCTGCCATCTGCATCATACCAGATAGCATCATACCGCCAGCAGTAACAAACTTCTTTTCAGCTTCTGTAAGGAGATCCTGACAGGCACCTCCATCACAAAGCTCATAATATTCTCGGAGAAGTACCTTAGTCATAGTTTAATCCATGGCCGGCTCAGCAGCAAAGCCTCCCTCGGGCGGGGGCCCGTCAGGGCCTCCCATCGCCTGATCAATCGCGTCTCTTGCTGCTGCCATTCCCGCGGCAAATGCCTCTTCGGGGGATAGCTGGCTGATGTCGTCAACATGAACTTCCGTGCCGGGAGTGCTAATGTCGAGAGCTTCACCGCCTTCTTCGTGGGGACAACCTTCTTCCATAGCAGAGCCATCATCATTACGATTCACTGTCTCGTGCAAGAAATATCTTGGGTCGATTCTTTTTACATTTTTTCTGCGTGCCATTGTATTATTCCTTTAAAGTAGTCAACTGCCTTTGCAGCATCGTCGTACTGGTTGTAACATCCATTTAGTCATTTTTTACTCCTCCTCCTATTTGTATTCCATCATCACAGATAATCATATTTAGGGCATATGAAGTGCCCGAGCTTAAGCATCCCAACAAAAACCCCGTAACAGGATTTAAGTTATCAAAAATAAATAGTTCCGTGTAACCATTAACGCCCCATAGAAATATTCCTACCCAAAATCCTATACACATAGGACAAGAAAAGAAATAATGTTTAGGCCTGATACGATCTAAAATCTTAGAAAAGCAAAGAAGCTGCGTGAGACCATACGCACACAAAATAAATACTAGAAGGCTCTCTAGAACAGGCCACATTATGACTTGCATTACATCTTGTAGCGAAGCGGGATATAATAATATCCTGGTACCATCGCACCCTTCTCAGCTTGCTGCGGCACCTCTCCAAGCTCTGTCGAATCCAGATCGGTGGGCTCAGTAAAGTAGTCTTCAAGATTCTTTTCGTATTCCTCGGCCCTCTTCAGAACGTCAGCTTCGACGGTAATAAACTCTGATATAACATATACTGCTGCCTGAAGGGCATTAGCCTTCTTACTTTCTGGTATTATGCCCTCTAGAGAACTAAAAATATTGCCCCCCTGGACACTATCTCTCTCAACAACCCCCTTGTCGGCTAAAAAATCGAAAAGACGTGTTTGTGTTCCATAAGCATCCTCAACGGAGTGGCTCTTTGGAAATGCCACGACCTTGCTACTTTCTGGCAACAACACAATATCAATAATGTCGTGATCCATTATCAAAAGATTTCCATCTAATGTTTTACGAGCATGCAGTTCTACAGTTGCCTGCGGGCCGCCGACGTGGATCTTGATCATTACGAATTTATTTCCCTAACAAGTTCTTGAATGTTTAGAACTCTCGTAACAAGTTCTTGAGTTGGAGATGCATTCTTAAAGCCTTCTAAAATGTTCAGTACTTTTTTGGTCTTCTCAACCATTTCCTCATCAGTAAAAACTTCTTCCATTTTTAGTGAGGCTGCGACTGTCTTCTTAAGTCGCCCTATTTCTTCATTTAGATATAACTTTAACTCTAAACCATTGTCAGCAAAAGAAGCAATATATTTACCAAGCAAATCTTTCTGCTCTTTAAGAAGACCCGTATATCGCTCATTAAACTTCTTCACGAAAGAATGATAAACGATATTATCGATTGGTTCTAACTTGTTCTCTTCTAACTTTTCTGTAGAGTTCATCATTTTAACCAACAGATCTTCATGCAAAACTCTCTGCTTCACAGGTGTGCTGGTATTGAAAATGGTTGCTACGGTCGCGAGAGATTTAAAGTTAGGAACAAAAGTATTCCACGCGTCCTTGGAGAGTGTTTTATTAATCTTATTAATTATTCTAGTCTGCGTGTCAAAAATACTCTTGCCATCCAAAAGCGAGTGAGCCATCTTAGTTTCTTGCAAAAGTTTCTCAGCTAGATACAACTCAAGATCGGTTGTTTCTACTAGTGTTCTATAATACTCCAACTCTTTTCCAAGAATTGTAGAGGATCCAAAAGTTTCTTTTATGAGGCCCGAAACAAAGTTCTTTCGCCTAGCGTCTTTATCGACTATGGCGTCAGTCAACTCTTTTATCAGTACCTCATATAAAAATGCGGTATTTCTTTTTTTATTGTGTTTTAGTCTCACTTGTTATGATCTCCGCTTCTTTTTCTTCTAGTTCGGTAATTAGCTTTTGAATACCTCTAGTGTTCTCAAGTAATTTTGTTTCTTCATCATCTCTATAAATAGGCTCTAACTCTTCATAAAGTGCGTTGATGTTTAAAAGCTCGTGTCCTGGGAAGATATTTCTATGTGCTGTCTTGGCGCCGCCGCGGGCGAGGCTGCGCAACTTTCGTTTTGTCGGGCCTGATTTGTTAGTGCGGCTGCGTTTTGATTTTACAGGGTAATAAGGCTTCCCGTGTGATTTCGCCGCAAGACTATTTGCTGTCGGATTATCTTCTCGGCGTGCTGGGGCCGCCAAGAGCGCGCTCTCTTCGCCTTCTCCTGTGGCGCCACCGGCTCCAGGTTCGCCACCCAACTCGCCACCTAACTCGCCGGCAGGTTCGCCACCTAACTCGCCGCCAAGGTCGCCGCCAAGGTCGCCGCCAAGGTCGCCGCCAAGGTCGCCGCCAAGGCCGCCGCCAAGGCCGCCGCCGGCCATTTCTGCCGCGGCAGTCTCTGTAATGGCGTCAAGAGCTGCTTGATATTTGCGATCGTAAAAAGCTTCGCGCTGGTTACGTAAGAACTCTTCATCAGTTAGATTGAGAATATTCTTAGCAATCCAGTGCTTACTAAACATGCCTTCAACAACGTTGTTGGCAAGATCAAACTTAGTTCGCAAATGTTCTATTTCCTGAAGCTCGGCGATCTTAGAGGGATTGTTCAAAACCAGTTTGAAGGAAATCAGATCAGGACCTCTATACCCCAAAGTGAATAAATGAACAACAGCAATCTTTTCAAGCTCTGACAAGAAGGCTCTCTGAAGTCTCTGAATCGTTCGTGCAAAACGAACATCTTTTTGAGCAAGCGTTGTCTTGTCTTCTTCGCCGCCTTCGGTCATTGACAAATATGAATGAGGAATCTTGATAGCAGAGAATAGCTTATCTCGAATATACTTTACATCATCAATATCGTTAAGCTGAGATGCGCCGGCGAGAGTACTGATATCTGAACCGACACCGCCGCGGATTGGAATAAAGTAATCCTCTTCAACAGATAAGGGATTATATCGCAAGTCAACGCGCCCAGTGGTGGCATCGACTAGGGAGTTTCTCTTCAATGAAGTCTTAACTTTCTCCATATATTGCTCAACATCTTGCGGCGGAATATTTCCCACATCAATCTTAAACATGCGACGCTCGGGGGCTCGCACGACGCGATAAGCCAGCATCGCGTCTTCAATCAAAACCAACTGGCGCCAAATGCGTCGAGCTGGATCTAAGACGGAGGTGCCATAGGGTGCATGCTTATCGTTTCCAAGAATGCGGAAGTGTGCCAACTGCCAGTTCTCAAATGTCATATTGGCTGAATTCCATTGATACTGAACGTAGTTGGGGTTTGTGGGATCTTGCCCCTCGAGTCTTTCCACTTCTCCGGACGGAAGACCGATAACACTCTTGACCCCGAGAACTTCATCGATGTCTAAATAAAGAAAAAAATCTCCATACTTACACATTGTTCTTGCCCAGCCAAAAGCGTTGAATTCGATATTGAGGGCATCATAATAAAGCGCCTCTAAGATACTTTTGATCTCTTCATTGCGACATTCAATCTTGATTAGCTTATTAAACTCATTTGAGGTGGTCATCTCATCAGCATAAATATCCATTGCCGATGCTATCTCGGGCATAAACTCCATCTGATCGAAATCGATATATCGCTCGTTACGATTCTGGTTCCGCATTGCAGCGGAAGTAAGCATGTTATAGTTTCTGGAAAGGTTATCGGCTGAACGTTTGAACTGTTGGCCGCTGGCACTTTTAAAGCGATACTGATATTTATCCAGCGCTGAGCGTCGTTCTTCGCGAGTAAACTGGGCGCGATAGTTAATCAGAGGTCCCGAGAGGAGCCTGGTTAATCTCTTGAAAAGAGGTGACGCTGGGTTGCGTGGGTTGTTTTCGTCGTTGGCTGCCATCTATTTATCCTTTAATAATTCCTAAATATTGCTCATTGAATGCTTTTGCTTCTTCTATCCGTTGTTCTTCGCTGTGCCTCTTATAGCCCAACATTCCCGGAATTGATGTATTCATTGTCCTAGTAGACGTCGACATTGATAAAAGAGCATTCTTATTATATTCTACCATTCTTTGGTTCTCGACTAAAACTGTATCTCTCACCCAGCACCCAATAGCAAATGACATAACTAAATCATCATTATATGATCTCATCGCTTGCGCTCGGCCGTTGTGCCAAACAAATGTTTTCATCTCTGATAACAGGCGATTAGAGTTAATCTTAATTAGTTTGTTTCTCATAAACTCTTCCATCTTTGCTATCACCAAAGGCCTCGTCTTAGAAGAGGTTGTAAACCCGGGAACGATATTCGACATCCACTGGGCTTGTATAGGGTCAACATAATCATGGGAAGACTTTGTAGAATGGTAAACATTATTATAGCCCTTATCTTTAAGTTTATTAAGTACAGCAAAGCCAATATTGTTATTCTCGGCTACTACCATGCACGTGCCATATTCGGTACCGGCATCAAATAACATATCAGCATAATCATCTGGATTTGGCTTGCCGATATATTCCGCGACTATCTCCATAGTCTCTAGCTTGAAGATATGAAATGCCGAGTTATCCTGACCATCACCTCTTGCTATGTCTGCCGAGAGAAGATATGTGCTATCTGATTGATGTTCTTCCCAGATCCAATAGTTGCGATCAAAGCCGGTACGATATTTGGGCTCTTTAGTGTTTTCAAAATAATGAATAATGTCGTCTGGATGTATAACGGTTTCGCCTGAAACATTGAAGTTGCACTCAAGTTCTTGTGCAATCTGGCGACGAGACATGTTCTTTGTCTCTTTTTCATACCACAATTGGTCCCGATCGGGATGCACATTCCACAGAAGCGTAGTCATATGAAAAGCATTTGTACCCGCTTCTGCCTCGACACATGTTTTGTGGAACCAGTTGCCAACGCCATTGGGAGTAGAAAGAGCAATACAACGACCACCGGTTGATAGGGTGGGGTACAATGCGGTCCAAAGCTCTTCTAGTGCCTCAACATGTGCAGCCTCATCAACAACCAATAAAGATAACGCTTCCGAACGGCCGGCATCCGAAGAGGTTGAAGATGCTTTAATCTGGGAACCATTAGTAAGTTCAAACGAAGTCCGGTTATCAATATGAATCTCCGAGATTCTCATCCAAGGAGGAAGCTGCTTCATGATCTTCTTTACTTTGCGAACCAGATTGGTTGCCGTTTGAAGCTTCGTAGCTACAACTAAAATGTTCTTGTCGCGATGAAACAGCATTAGCCACACAATATATGCTGCTGTGATGGTGGAAATACCAAGCTGGCGCGCTTTTAAAATAACATTAAAGCGGTAATCGTTAAAATCTCTTAGAAGATCGTCTTGAAAATCATAGGTCTTAAAAGGAATAAGACCTTTCTGTGGGTGGGATATCTTACAATAGTTCGTGATGAAGTGTATCGGGTCTTTGCCTGATTTTACTACTTCTTTCAGAATCTCTTGCTTAGTAAGCTGATATCCCATAGCACGTCGCTAGCTACCTTTGCGCGTGTCGTTCTTAGGGCGCGTTTTGCCAGACGTTCCACCGGCATACGTGGCCTCTTTGCGCCCAAGCGACAGCCAATCTCTGACTGCTTTATCTAGCCGTTCTTCTGATGTGCCCTTGACTTCCTCAACCTCGTTAAGGCCGCCGATTTTATAATCGCACGTGGCGCAAACATCGGTTCTGTAGTTTGAAAGCTTTTGTACAAGAATTGATGGCTCGCCTATCTTAGTAAGCGTTAGGCTGTTTCCGGTAATCGCCTTATACTCTTTCTTGAGAAAGGTTGCAATCTTGCCTATCATTCCAGAAATCTCATTTTCAAATCCGTTTTGTGCTACTTCCTTCAAGCGAGTTTCAGATTGATAAAGGATAGTCAGGTTGGGTCCGCTAAAGCGTACTTTGAATCCATCAGATACGCGTCTATCATTAATAATGTGCCCTTCTTCTCGTTTTAGACCCACCTTACGCGCGCGCCCGTCTGAGTTTAAAGACTCTTCATGAGAGCCGTCCCAGGCGTTTGCTGCTGCTTGGTTAATTCCTTGAATGATTTCTAGTACTGTTGCCATATTATTCTCCTGTTCCGGGGTGTTCCATCTCGGGGTTAAGTCCTATCATGTATACATCGGCTCCGGCGTGACCTACGGGCTTTACTATATAAGGCGAATCTCCTTCGCCTGGTCGGCTGCCATAACCGCTGGCATCCGGATCTACGTCATGAAGCAGATAATCTTTTACCATGTTATGGACTTCATCGGCCTGGCGTTCGGCACCTCTCACATAGTGACCCCATCTGTTTCCCGTGTCTATTATGTTGTTCGTGAGATTTTTCTGAATATCAATTTTTTGTTCTCCAGAGGGAACGTTCAGCCGACGGAGAAGACCATCGACGGCATCTTTGACTTGGTCGCGAAGCGGAAGATCAAACCTGGTTTGATAACGTGTCGGATCCTTAGCGGCAAGGCGGGCTCCGCCGCGCGCTCCGCGGGGCATCCCCGGTTCGCCTCCCCCTAGGGGCTCCGCCTCATTCAAAAACCGTCGCCAGCCTTCATGTAGCTGTTGCTGTTCTTTATAACTGGACCACCTACTCATGTTGCTTCTCCTTGCCGGGCCGCCATCCAGACAACCATCGTTCTTCTCTGTCTTCTATCCATTTAATGTAACATTTCCAACAACATTCAAACTTATTCATGTACAAGTTGTTGCGTACGTCAAACGAATATTTGTCACAAACAGGGCAAACCCTATTCGTATCCTTATTAAGTAGTTTTTTGTTTACTAAAAATCCGTCTGTTTCCACTTTCTCAAGTTGGGCTTCGTTTTTCTCAAGCTTCTCGGCAAAAAGTTTAGATTGCCGAATGTATTCTTGCTCTTTGTCCTCGTCCCAAAACTTGCGAGGGTTGTCGACCGCTTCAGCGCCGTACTTCTGTGCGATAGCCTTCTCTAGTTTGGGGATGTAGTTGGGATCTTTTTTTGTCATATGGCATTAAGCTGTTGTATAAGAGCCATCGGGATCAAACCATATCACCCTTTCGTGGTTGGTGGCATTTCCAGAAAGGCAAAAACCCATCACCCTTATTACACTACCGCTTGCTGTGGGTATTGTGTCGGACATAGTTCCATCTGCCCCTGTTTTGTCCGATATATAAACAGGAACACCGGGATTCCACGGAGACCCATGAGAATAGGTACCAACACGTGCATATCCTTTTAAAAGCATTCCGTGGACATCTGGATCGGTTCCCATGGCGAATGCCACAAGAGCGGTGCCCGAGGTTGCGACAGAGCCGTCGGTTAGTGCCCAATTGCCGGAAGTGTTTAAATGATAGATCTTACCAGCTACCGTAGTACCACCGCCCCACTTCAATATTATTCCACATGCCGCATCAGGATTGCCGGTGATGTCGGCCTCGAAATATTTAAACTCTGTCGTTGCGAAGTCTTCTACCCAATTAAAATGACCCGGGATGATGCCTGCGGGACTAATAGTCGAAACTTCGTCTGATACATTACGATCAATATTTAATTGAGATTCATTATTGCCAGTTCCCTGAAGCCACACATTGACAGATCTGGAAAGGCGGTTGGCACTGTGATCAATAATTATTGCGCCTCTCTCTGCTGCGCCAGAAAGACCAAGAAGATTGTTAATATTTTCTTTTACAAACTCCAGTATCTGATTTCTTCCGCGGAGCAGATCTGGAAGATAATGATATCCCCTTGAGCGCCAACGAGGTATTTTCATTATTTAACGATCTCGGTTGATAATGCAAAAATCCCTAACGATGCCATCGTTCCAATGCCAAAACCTAGAGCGACCAACCACGGTGCCGTGGAGGGCTTCTGCTTCATTACTAGGTCATAAAGCCTATCATTCTCTGTCGTTTTTAGAATCATCATCTGTTCATGCCGCGATTCCCAGGACTTTATCTCTATATCCTTGTAGCTTAACTGTAATTCATAGCGCTGTTCTTGCAGATGAAGTTCGTATCCTATGCGCAAATCGCATTCGGCACCTTCGAACTTCTTATCTACTGCAACCTTTGCTGCAGCGTCCAGCGATAAAAGCACTCCAGCAAACGGCGCGGGATCGCCAGCCTCCAAGGAAACAATATCATATTGAGGGGGAGGTGTTTCTTCATCTGCAAAAGCATAAGAGGGAAAGACGAGATTAAAAATGATTAATAAAGATAATAGTTTTTTAGCCATGTTCAAGTCCGTAAAGTTTAGCAAGCTCTCTTGAAAGCTTCTCTGGATCATTATAACCCTCATCGATAAGTTTTTTAAGTTCCCTCTTCTTGGCCGAGTTTAGAGTTTCATTTCGCTTAGCATATTCTTCTTCGAGAGCTTTTAGGTTTTCATTATAAACCTCTAGGGCTTTGGCTTTCTCTTCGGCTTCTTTCTTGTGGGTGTTATTAAGTATCTCTATTTCTTTCTTATAGCTCTCGCGCTGCCCCTCAAAAGCATCCATCACTGCGCTTATAAAAGCTGAATTTTTTGTCAATGCCCACAACAGTAGGCCAACCAGTGCCAGCAATACCATTACTGGTACATACCAATACGCTTTAGCCCAAGCGCGGGCCTTCTTTAAAGAAGTCTTAAGAGCTAACCATTTCATTATTTAACCCCTTTTAATCTTGCTACAGTATCAACAACGCCCTGTGTTCCAATATAAACTACGGTGATCATAGTCCAGTCGGCCGATGCAAGATCGGCAAACCCCAATAAAAAACACGCCGTCACCCAAGCTAGTAGCTTGCGAGAAACGACCTTGTTTAATCCTTTATCTAGTAGATGTTTCATGATGTTCTCCTTTGTATAATTAGTAAAGGAAAACAAAGATTACATTTAGATTTCAACGTGGGCGTAGTTGCCCTTTTTATCTATTATTATCTGGGTGTCTACGCAATCTTTTAAACTATCGAGATGAGAAATCAAAATAACTGTCTTAAAATAAGACTTGATTATTTCTAGAATACGGACAAACCCTTCCATATTATCAGCGTCCAGAGCGGTTCCTGGCTCATCAAGAATAAATATGTCGCCCTTGGGGAGATTAGATACGCTCAACAACGCCAGCCGAATAGCCATTGCAGCTATTGTCTTCTCTGCGCCGGAACCCATTTCTAGCGGCCGAGGTTCGTGTTTGGGGTGTTTAATGAAAATATTAAGACGCTTTCCGTCGTCTTCGAAGAAAGCTTCAAAAGAAACTATATTGGCCAGCACCTTTGCAATCTCATCATTAATCGCCGGCAGCTGTTTCTTGATGATATCATATGCAATACCATTGGAATGCATACAGCGCATATAAAGATCATAAGCGGCATATTCTTGCTGAATATCCTTCATCTCTTTTTGCTGTTCCGTTAGATTGTGTTGCTTTTGTTCGAGGGAGCCCTTTAACTTGTAATATTCCAAAACCATATTCTGACATTCTTTGTCGCGCTTAACTAGTGTTTCAATCGCATTCAAAACATTCTGACGTTCTGTTGCGAAATGCTCAAAGTTTTCTATGGTCTCACGATTATCTTTGTATTCTTCAATCTTTGCGTTGAGAGACAAAAGTTCGCCATGATATGATATAATGTTGTTTTTCTCTCGTGCGTACAGCAATTGTCGATCTTTAAGCCTGTATTCCTCTTCCGAACGAGAAGTAACAAGCTCATCATATCTTTGTCGATCAGATGAAATGCTTACAGGATCTAAATCTTTTAGAAAACCTTTAAGTTCCTTGGCGGTTGTTAAGCTCTCAAAAATCTTGTCTTTTAGGCGCGGTACCGCTTCCTTGGCTTTGTAGGCATCATGAATAAACTTGCAATGTGAATATTCACTTCCGCAAGGCACTTCGTCTAGCAGTTTGAGTTTTGTGCTTTTAGTGTTATAATCTTTTTGTAGTAGTCTCACCTCATTAACAATCGTGTCTAGTTCATTTTGTTTTGAACTAATCTCTTCTTGCTTCTGATCTAGATCGTCGATGTCGAACTCATCAATAAACTTATTCAAATTTTCTATATGTGTCTTAAGTTTTTGTATAGACTCTCCGCGCTTCTTATTGGCTTCCTCGGCTGTAGATAGTTTAGATTTGAGTTCAATTTTCTTTTGCTCGGCTTCTATGATATCAACAACCTCCGCGGGGATGGAATCCATTAAATCGTCAATCTCGTTTAGCTGAGCGTTCTTCGTGCTGATCTCTTCTTTTAGTCTCTCGCATCCCGCCTCTTGTTCTGCGAGTTGTTCGTTCGTCTTTTTGATTTCTTCTCTGGCTGCGCTTATATCCTCTTCAAAGTTGCGATCTCCAATCCTGCGCAGGACACCCTTCAAATCGGCGCTGTCTTCCTTTGCAAGCTTATATTTCTTCTCGAACACCTCCAGGTCCAAGAACTTGGCTAGAATCTCTTTACGGCGCGTAGAGCCCTCTTTAATGAAGGATAGTGAATCCAGCTGAGACGCCATCGATGTCAAGAGAAAATCCTCTATCGTACCGAAATGTTTACGAATAGCAGCATCGGTTTTCATTCTAGTGGTGTCATTGAGGCTATTATTTTCGCTCATAATAGGATCAAAATAATCAAAATCCAAATCCGTCTTGGCCTCGTCTGTAACTTCGCCCTTTAACTTCTTAACATACTTCTCCGACCGTCGATCGATTGTGTATACTTTATCACCTATTTGAAGTTCAACCTTGGCGGCACACTTAGATTTGTGTTGATTGATTACGTTTAGATTCTTGCGTTCATTCTTAGACGTGGTATTAAACATAGCATAAAGAAGGCCGTCGATAATACTAGACTTTCCAGAATAGTTCTTTCCAAATATTCCAACGATACCATTCAGCTTTTCGAAATCAATTCGATTATTCTTGCCGTAGTTAAATAAGTTATCCCACTCAAAGTTGTTTAACTTCCAATTGATATTTCTTGCTACATCTTCGGTGGCCTCTGCCATCTTATTATATTTCTGATTTAGATTATTAACCCGCTCCATCATCTCGTCAGTTGCTTCATAATCTTTAAGATACTCTTTCATCAATCTTTCTTGCACGGAAATATCTCGAAGGTTCTCTTTGAAGAAGCCGTTGCCGTTTACATTGATGCTTCCCCTCTGCCCTGCCGCTCTATTCAAGAAAGTGGTGCTTTCTGGCTTAAAGCGGTGCTTGGCAACCTCTACAGCCCTCTTCATAACGTTCAATGGAAGGTTGTTGTTACTTACAAGCCGTATACGGGCGCCTGGCGGGATTGTGATGCCTCGGGGCATCCTGCCCTTCGGAGTCAGTTCTATGGTCACAAAAGGCTTTGGGTTAAGCAATTTTATGTGCTTGACAGTGAAATCATCCTTGTTTTTGATATCCCATATCAAAAAGCCCTTATCGTTCGTTTCTCCGTGGTTTTGTTGTACAATAGAGCCGCAATAGCGTACACGGCCTTCGGTATCGAGTATTTGATTGGTCTTGTGAATATCGCCAAGCAAAGCATAATCGTGATTGGCAAAAATAGAAACATCATGATCGCCATGTTCCATCACCCAGCCAATATCGGTTTGCACTCCGGCAATCGATCCATGATAAACCGCAATATTGATCTTATTTGGATCGGATGGTTCTACCCAGTTATCCTCGTCAAATATAGAAAGGACATTCATCGTTAAATCCGAGTTCATTTTAACTTCGCCCGAGTTCTTTAATAGATGAAGGCGGGGATGCTGCAGCGCTTCTACGATTGGAGTGATAGCATCCTGTCGCGACGAGTTGCGCAGGTTGCCATCGTGATTTCCCAGAATCAAATAAGTCGGCGCTATGTCTGCGAGGGTTGATAAAAACCTCGAACACATATCGACAAACTCTGGTGATATCTGTGTTTTAGTGTGGGCGATATCTCCGCCAATATAAATGAAATCTACTTCTTCTTCTCGAAGCGCTTCATACATTTGCTTAAATACCTCGCGATATTCATAATGATATTTTAGGTTCTTAATGTGGACGTCTGCGCAGTGCGCAATTTTATACATGCATGGGTTCCTTAAGCCAGTATAGTTCGTTGGAGTAGTTCTTCGAAATTCATTCGAGTTGCACTATTTTTTCTAATCTCGAACTCTTCTTTCGGCATCTCTCCAAGATCTTCATACGGATCTATATCTATCTTATACAATTCTGCATCATATGTCAAGAGATTTCTGATGATTTCAAGTGCTTTTCTTTCTGCGTCTGGGTCGAGCGCAATATATACCGCGGCGTCTTTCTGTATAATCTTTCGGAAGAGATGTGAATCCACACGCAGAGTAGACCCCAACAAAGGAATACTATTGCGACCAGCCACAATGGCATCAAATACACCCTCCACCAAGACTATGTCTGCGGTCCAATCGATAGAAAGATCATTAAAGATAACATCTCGATCGACAGGTGGGTTTTTATATTTTGGATAGCCTCCATTGTACGCACGAGAAATAAAGTAATCAACGTTTCCATTTTCATTGAACGAAGGAATGATGATTCGATTTTCGTACTCTCCTGATGAACAGTATCCTATCTTCCACCAAATAATGTCTCTCTTCGTTACACCTCTCTCTTTTAAATACTTCCTCGCTGGAAAACCCGTAGGTGGCATATCTTTATTTGCAAGAGAAATATATTCTTCTGGGAGAGGGATAATCTGTTCTGGTTTTTTCTTCTTCTCAAAATGCTGCAGTAAGTCCCAACGATCTAAATCGTTGTAATCTATTTCATTATCAACTCGCAACCAGTTTTGGCGATGTCTATATTCTCCATATTTCCTGATAACATGATAGATATTGCGACCTCTAGTATCGCATACCCAACATTTATATACATTTTTTGTTAGATTAACTGAGAACTTTGGCTTGTGATGACCACAGTAGGGACAGTTAAAAAGATATTCCCCATTAGTTCTGCGACACGCACCAAGAATTTCTCTTAGAATGAAGAGTTTTTGTTCTTCCACAAAGTATGTCCCGCGCGGGCTATAACTACGCTATCAGCCCTATCATAATAACCCGGCTTTGGATTACCATGCTTTGTATATTCTACCTTAAAAGCAGGCATCTTGTCAAGTAAAAACTTTAAAACTTCTTCTTTCGCCTTTGTTCCGCGTGGGATTTTAATCTCATTGAGCTTTCTTGCTTGTGTGGCACCCACGTATTGAGGATCCATATGAAAAGCATCTCGGATAGCCACCGAGGCCATCCCATTAAATCTCTGTAAAATAGCCATAGTTTTTCCGCTGGAGCCTCCGCTGTTGAAAAATACAAACGGCTCTTCTATCCAAATTTCTCGGACTACTGTTTGCAGATAACGAATGTCTGCTAAAAACTTTCTAAACACATCTATTTTTTCAAAAAGCGTTTTATGCTTTCGAAGATCACAGTGTTCGCAAAATATTATTTCTCCATGCTTGTCGACGCAGGTAACACCAATGATGCTTGTACTAATATCAAATCCGAGAAACACTAAATATCCAATTTAAGTTTGAAAGTAAAATCTCTATCCTCTGTCTTTTTAACCGGCGTGGCCACTTTGGCAATTGCGATTAAATTTTTATTTCTATCATATATTCCGATTTTTGAAATATATGTTGTCTTCTTGAAACTTCCTGTAGGATCATTATACGACGAACTGACAATATTTTTAATACCTTTTATATTAAGTTCTTTATAGCCGGCCGCGGACGCCGAGGCCGACGCAATAAGAGTGCCATAGGTCAAGTATGATGGATTATTCGAATGATTTAGTTCGCTCTTTTTGGCATCTGCCAATAAAGTTATAGTCTGGGTTTTATTGGTTCCTGACATGTGCATAGCAAAAGAAGAAGAGTGGGCCGTTATCGAACCAGATATTGACTGACCGAAGTAGATCCATCTTGGATTATCGGGCGAGCCACCCGTATAGGCTTCTGTATGAGCGCCAAGCGTCCAAGAGCCAGTTAGCACAATGAAGCCCTCATTATACATAACGACACCGGCTATCTGGCCATCGTGGTCGGCGGCGTGGGGTGCAGCGCCCAATGATTGTACTAAAACACCATTCTTATATGTATCTCGCAGTTCGGCTATCAAGTTTCCTGTAACATAATACTGCAGCCTTACAGAGCCCTTTTTAATTCCTGAACCATAAAAAATTGATGGTATCGAAATCAGCCCAACATCTATTGCGCCCGGGCCATAACCATCGGCCGTTGAAGCAGTTAAATTGCGGCCGCTGGACCAAGTAGCAAGCCCTTGGTTCTGGTGTGCGCCATGATAAGAAGAAGAAACAGAATAATGAGGATTCAAATAGCGATAACCCTCCATTACGTTCTTGAGAGCATAGAGATGCGAAACAGAAGACGAAATACGTATATCATTTGGATAGTCGCCGTAATCGGTATTCGTTGTGTCCGCTTCGATCTGTGCTTCTCTGTGGCGCCGATCGCTAGCGGCGTAAAACTCCTTCGATATAGTAGCCTTCATGGGATATGATCCCGAGAGCACATCGCCTACTTTTAATTCGCTAGTATACCGTAGATTTGTAACAGTTTTGAAAGCTATTCTGGTGCCATCTTTGGCAATCCATGGATAGATTAGACCTGAACTACTTACATATTGGCCGCCATCATCGCTGGTGGTGTACGTTGGCATTCCGGCCGGAATACTGCCAAAAGCCCCAGTAGGTCGATCTATGTTGTATTCGTAAAGACTTAGATAGCCCGGCTGAATATGTTTAACCAATGTATTGGCATTGAAATTTCCGGAAAGACTTATCTGTTGATTATAATAAGCACTGCCACTGTATATTATAAATTCTATCGAGGGATGTGTTACAACAGTGTTGATGAATTTATCTGTCGAGGCAAAACGATAAAATGGCATTTCATTCCTTTAGTAATCCAATCTGACGCGTATTGTAAATTCATTGTTGCTATCTTTGCGTAGCGGCTCTGACAAGCACGCTGTTGCAACAAGTTCATTGGCCTCCGAATATAAACCGACTCTGGTCACATAAGAAACTGGAATATCTGCGGCCGTGTTCTTAACGCGAATAATGCTTTCGCTCAAATATGTTGCATTAGAACTATAGTTAAACTCGTTATGGTTTACTCGGCAGAAATATATGGTAGAGTTCAGTTCGGTTGTGTTGTTAAACTGGATATTCTTTAATCTATTTCTGAATCCGCCGGCAATAGTATCAATAGTTGAGCCACTGAAAGCGCCGGAAACGCTCATCGATGACAACGACGAAGCCCCGACAGCGCCGGAAACGGTTCCAAAATAATTCCCGCGTCTGCGGGTAGTCCCGTTCGTCTCCGGGGCCTGAAACCCTCTGCTGAAAACCGAAGCGGTAAGTACAGCAATGCCGGCCTGATAATAAAGAAGGCCAACAGGAATATCACTTGTATTGTCACCGCCGGTAGAAGATGTATGCAGCAAGGTATATTCTCCAGCTGGGGAGTTGGTCAAATATTTATTAACATTAGCATCCTGAATTGTTAGCTCGAAGCCCGGGTTGTCGATCGTGCTTCCTGTATATACCGTCATTTGGAAAGAGCCTTTTTTAATCTCATCCTTTGTTAACAGTCTAGTAAAGTTAATAAAGAAAGCATCATCAATCTTAGTTCCGTTAGATAAATTACCATCTTGATCGAATCTGCGTACAGATCCGGTTTCATCAAACCCAACCAAGATCTGAGCCATTTGATTATAAATATTAACTTTTTTCGAAGTCTGAACGGTGCTAGACGCCGATAAGGAAGAGGCCCTGGTTGAAAATCCCGCTGTTATATCAAAAATATGATTTGCCGAAGAACTTAAATAGGGATAGTCATATACTGACTGGAACATCCCGTGAGCAAAAGTTTTAATATTATTATCTGAGTATGTCCCAGAAACAATTGTTCCCGTTACCGGAATGGCTTCGTGCAACATTGTTCGAGTTGAAGCGATGTCGTCTGGATTGAGTGCTTTAAAAGTGGATGTTGGCATTGTTTATTCTCTTCCTAGTACTTTCTCACGTATCTGATTGGGATATCAATTCTATAGCCCGTATTGACCCCAGTAAGTCGCACTGTGCTATCAATATACCAATAAGTCTGTAAGGTTTGGGCGCCGCCGTTAATCGGAGCTTCGCCAGATGCAACTTGGGTGCCGATTCTTTGAAATAAAGAGTCGCTATCTGCCAGCTCTGGGCCGGCTTTTATTGTAAACCACACCCTAGTGCCGCGGACGCCGGCAATGGGCCCTGCAGCGGTGGTGTTTTCAATGTTCGCAACATACAGCGCTTTGTTGAGCTCGGCAGCCTGTGCCGCCGCGGGCGGCATGCTTAAAAAGTAACTAGCTATCTGATCATCATCAAGATAACTATAGGTACCTCCAGAGGCTCCATTTGCTAAACGTGGAGAGCCCAAGCGATTATCCATTTGCAAAAAATAAGCCGTTTCGGTCAAATATCCGGGCAAACCACCTGGCGTCGTTGGTGGTCGATCATTATTATCAATGCCCTGATCGGCACGAATTCCATCGCCTCTAACTGCGGTGGCGGGATCAAAGCCATTTAGAATTCCAGTTTGCAGATGCGCGACCGAGATGCCGGGAGTGTTGGCTCCTATACAGAAATTAGCTGTCTCCTCGTTGACTACTACCACGAAGTTGTTAGTTACGGTATGCATAGCATATGCACCCTCGTTGTGAAGCCTAATAACTGGCAAGAAATACTCATTAGGACTAGACATCGTAATAAGTTTAGAGTTCATCGCAGAGGTGTTATTAGTAAAAGCCTCCAATACTGGAGTCTGTAAAATCTCTAAATCATAGTATTGACTGCCACTGGGATGGGCTTTATTATATAAACCATAATCTATCTCATCGTCTCCCAATGCAAACTTCTTGATATTGAAAGAGCAGTCCCCTCTAGCTAGCCGTGCGCGACCAGCATCTGTCAAAACGGCGTCTAAAATAATATCGCCGGAGTTGTCTAAAAAGCCCATAAATTAATCCTCTCCTTATAAATAGTAAACAAATCAATAACTTTCTCTAAGGTTCTATTATACATGTACTTAAGGTTCTATTACACCTGTGTTTTTAAATATTAAATTAAGGTCGACTTTTCTGCCTGTTTTCTTACTGGTTATCCTTACTTTAAATATGTTGTTCCAAACTTTATCTACGTCTAAAGCGCCTAAAAGATCATTTGGGGGCGCCTGGCCTTCGATCAAATTTGACCAATCACTGTTTTGTGAGGCGCCTAGATTTGTAGCCGGATCTGCATTTAAGGCAGTTTGTCTTGTGGAGGGCGCAATATAAATAAATCGTTTGCCTGCTTTAGTATAGGATTGTCCTGATACATCAGCGCATTTTTGATACATCTCTATTACCGGATATATTTGCCCATTATTATCCACCATCTCAAACTGATATACTGCCGAGGGATTAGAAATATTTCCATGTATGTCCATCGCCCTAAAACAATAATAGTATTTTGTATTTGGTATTATTGTATCATCCTCATAAGGAAGCAAGGGTACCTCCCTACCGGCATATGTGTCTTGAGAATATTCTGTCAACAACTTGCCTTGAAAATCATTATATGTCATTGGAGGCGAAGTTGTTCTAAATATTTGATAAGCCGTAACCGGATCGTCGCTCCTGAACTCCACATAAGGGAAGTTTGCAGGATCCTGTGAGGCATATATACTTGCAAATTTGTCGGCATCTCCTGGTTCAATAACAATCGGCACATCCCAACGGTTCCCCGATTGTCCGCTTATTAAAAGCAGAATTCTGTTATTAACGCCCCTAAAGGGAATAAACTCCACATCTGGTATCATAGGCGGCTTATCTTGAACCGCTACAACAGTACTGTAATAGGAAGGGAATACTGCCACCGCCGGATAGGGATCGTTTTTTATGGTGGCCGCGGCGTGGATCTGACCGGTCGGCGGTACTACAACTTGGTTAGTTGGCCCAGTATCAAAGTTAATTTGAAACTTTTTAGAATCGTCTGTTACGCCGCCGGCGCCGTGTGTACATATAATACGATAGTTAATTATTATCTCGTCTGGTTCAGGATCGGCGTCGGAAGAGGGAGAAGGTACCTCGGCCTCGGCCGTGACGTCCACATCATATCCTCGTTCCGTAACGGCATTGTTAAGCGCGCTTTGGAGGTAAGTGCGGATGTTATAGACGTTTTCTTCTCCATCGTCCAAGTTAATAGGCGCAGTAAAGGTATTAAATACAGTACCATCATCATTATATTCAGTAATGTCCAATTTCCAGTTTAGAGATGACATCAGAGGGCCCCTCGCGGTGTTGGATTTGCTTCAGATTTGTACATATTAATCATGGTTTAAAATCACCCCGTATACGTCCACGGAGCAGGGCCAGGACTGGTGCAGGTGCCTTTATAAATGTCAATAAAAATCCGTTTTGCTTCGCTTATGTCAACAGAGCCAATCCATTGTTGCATTATCGGCGCGGTGAGAATATCTTCCGCAGTAATGTTGTTGCTGGTCAATCTACTCGAATAGTTAGAAGGGGCCCCGGAATTCGTCCAGCCGATGGCGGGCGCGGGCCATCCGGCATCCTCCTGGCCGTGCACCCACGTCTCAAAGCTTCCATTTGAGCACATCGGCAGTGCGCCGTGCGTGAGTAGGGCGCTGCCGAAGGTCATGGCGCCCCCAATCGTCTGCGTCCCGGCACATTGCTGCGCCTCGGTGAGTGTAAGTTCTATACGATTGGCTACGGCGCCGCCGTCCACATTGTTAGTTACGCCATCGCCCAGGCCGAGGTCTAAAACAATTCGGTCCAGGTACATCGACGGCGTGACACCGGAGAGGCCGTACGCGGCCGCGGCTGCTTCGAGGCCGGGGATGCACATAAATCTGCGACGGGCGTTGGGATCTTTAAATATAAACCTCCCATTTTGCTGTACAGCAATACCCGTATCGGCGCCGGCGTCTGCCAAATACGTCGTCAACAAAGGCCCGTAAACACTGCCGGGAGCAGTGTCCGCATAAAAACCCAGCGCATTTCCTAGCGCATGGCCTGTGCCGGCAACGTCGTGCTCCGGTAGTGGCAACACCATCAAATTTGTATATTGATATTGGTTTCCAACAACTGCCCTTATTGGCATTATATCATATTGATATCGTACCCCATAAAGAACTTGTGAATCAATATAACGGAAGCCTCCATCAACATTGGGCATATAAAACGTTTGTACTAGGTTGCCCGTATCGGCGTTCCTTTTCTCAATCTTATAAACTAACGTTTCAGAATGGGCTGGCGCTCCGTCCAAAAGTTGTTGAAAAGATCTGATCACAGCTGCCAATTGGTTATCGACATTGTTCTGGTTGCTGGGAGCCTGATTCAAATACGCTGCTATATTATTCAAATCAACGTTTTCGCCCGGATCCGTCGTAACGTCCGACGCGGTGCCGCCGGTTACTGCACCAAAATTTCTGGCGATTTCTGGAGCGACCAAATAAGTTCCCTTTGACGATTTCATCCCCGTACTAAGAGAGGGCGCGGTGCCCGTGGGGCCCCAGGTCCAAGATCCCTGTATTTGAAATACCGGCCGGAAATGCGTACCCACTCCCGGATCCCCCCAAATATGTGCATAATCACTCAATAGAGGACTGGCCGGACTCAATATATCGGTCAAAAGACACATCAAATCTATACTAACGGCCCCATTGTCCGCAGAAACGTACGTACCAGACACCAGAGATTGGTCGTGGTAAGGCATTCCTTGATCGCGCTCTATAATAAAACTCACAACAGCATCAAATAAGTTCGTCTGCTGTAAACCATATCGTATCCAAGGAAAAGCAGCCTGACTGTGTCCCGGATTGGGGATCGGTTCTGTGGGGGTTTCGGAGCCATCAGCTGGATTGCCGTTGAGATCAACATAAACCGTAGGAGATCTAAAATTTAGATCAATATAATATGGCAGCAATCTTAACCTATCCTCATCATTACTTAAATCGTCAATCCCGGCTTTGCTTTGAGGGCGAACCGCTATCACCTTATATCGCTCCATATCACTGTTGACAGCCGCGGCCTGATCGCCGGCGATAATATTCTGCAAGCCTTTTTCGTATTCCAAAAAGTAATCTGTTGGCTTGTCGGCCGGGATCCCTCCACCCGAGAAAGAGGGGGCGGAGCCGCCTTCATTAATCGGACCATGGGTCCAATCAACTCTCTGGGTGAGGTTTATTTGTTCTTTATAAAACATTGGCATCTGTATTGTATTAACTTCTGCGCGCGGACTAAAATAGGTCAACATATAATAGTTTGGAATTGCTGTTTCGTTTAAACCAGTATCGGGAAATGTCTCTTCAAGGGCAGCGTTATAGCCATTATACACTGGCTTAATATTGACAGTAAAGGCCGGGGAGTTGATTGTGCTGACGAAGCCCGGATCCGGCGACGGAACTTCGGTTGTAAGATCGATAAAACTTGTTGTGCTGGTAGTATCTACGATTCCAGGAACGGCGGCGTTAACGATATCACCTGATTCAAAATCGTCTTTAATAAGTTTTCCGAAATAGGGATCACCAGAAACATGTTTCTCAAGCAGGCTCTCGAACTCTTGTGGCGATGGCCAGTTCAGACCATCTCTATAAGACGCGCGATGAGCATCATACGCATCATTATCGAGGCGCACGTATATACTTTGGTCCGCGTCTGCAGCGGTCTCGACGAGCACCAACACAAGACCATTGCTGTCCTTCCAAGCCTGGCCAGTGCTTATTCCCGCAGACCCCGTAGCCCAAGTGCGACCTGTCGCGGCTCGAAGTGAATCTTCGGACTTCCAATCGGCCCGAATAAGCGGATGACCACCTTGAGGCGACTCAGAAGAATCATCATATTCTTCCTGTGTGGGGCCCATGGCGCGCGCATCAATATATTTATTTGTCTTAAACATGTTAATACCCTGAACTTCCGCCGCCGCTGCGGTTTCCACCAGTATTAAAGCGACGCGTCATAGCGGTGGTGGTGAAGCCGCCCTGCGTATGGTCGTGCCCGGCGCCAAAGGGAGTCTGGCCCGGGTCGGTACCGAAACCGGAGGTGCCAAATGCGGTTCGCGACTTCCAATATTCAACTGGCAAGTCTGTATATCCTTGATTATTCAGAGGATCGGCCGGTATAGTCATGGCGGCGGTACCGAAGCCGGAGGTGCCAAAGCCACCTTTCTGTGACGGTTCGTCCCCTATAATAAATACATCATTATAAGTTGGCATATGTTGAATATAAGTATTTGTTTTACCGGTAATAGAGCCATTGGAGTTTAAGCGACACACCAAAAAGCCACCAGAAGACAGGTCACTTATATTATCTCCTGTTACTTTATTCCAAATAGGATCTGCCACGTGGCCATTATTAAAGCCAGATAAATATTCTATTGTTTGGGTGGCGTTGGAGTTCAACTCAAAATCAAAACTATTCTTTCCCATAGCTTTCTTGATATTTTTCGCCGCTAAAGAATCTGATATCTGAGATACATTAATAGCCTGAGAGGTACCAAAGTCTGCCGACATGCGCTGAATAAATCTATCAACAAAGCCGGCTTTCGCCACTTCTTCTTCGGGGTCGTTAACGCCTTTTAACTTTGCTTTATCTTTCTCATCTTCGGGTTCTAAAATAAATCGAGAACCTTTTCCTAAAACCTCCTCTGCAGCAATTAATGATTGACATGATCGGTTAGAAGAAACAAACCCTTTGGTACCTTGCGGGAATGATTGAAAAGAAATCCCGCTCAATCCCAATAGGCTTCTTTTGTTATTAAGATGATCTGTACTAGTACTCGCATTCGTTCCTCCGCCGCGGCCGGTGGGATCAAAATAGGATAATAAAACTTTTACTGCATCGGTACCGAACGACATACCAGATGTAACTCGAACATTACTATCGCCAGACAACACTATGACACGCGGAGATAAATAACCATTAACATTTGCTGTCGTTGGGCCTCGCGAACCGTAACGGCGGCGCTCATAATCTACTCTCTTCTTCCACGACCCCAAATCGTATCTAGGCAAAGTGCGGCTGCGGACTATATCTGGCATATAATCTAGTCCAATGTTTATACTGTTTTTAGCTTCATAGGTGGACATAAACGTACGTTCAACTTTTATAAAGGCCGCCTCGGGGGAAACATTGCTTATTGTAGATCTATAGCTTACAGCTTCCGAGTTACCAACAACGCTAGTGGCATTCCGTATCGAGTCTAGCTTTCCTAATAATGCAGTAGCCAGTTTTTGCATCAATAGTAAAGTATCTAAAGTTGCCGATCGGGGATCTGTTAAGCTTAATAAGGCTTTTTGCCAATAGCTTACATTAAAAGACGGCGCTACTTCGCTTCCTCCCAGTGTAATCAGGGTAGACAAGTATGTATCTACTATCTTCTTCCAAGATTCTTTCTCGCGAGCATATAGTTCTTTTATACGCTTTTCATTAAGTGAATACGAGTTACAATTATAGCCCCCAGAACTAGTGGCGGCAAAAACAAATTTATCATAATCTCCCAAAACATTCTTGAAGTCTGTTATCAGGTCAGAAAACTTCTTTGGAGAGCTATCAAAAAATTCTATTTTTGCTTTATATTGATAGAATCCATCATTATAGGCGCCCACCTCTTCATCTTGCCCCACAAAGCTTTGTTTCGAAATATCCTTTGTTGCTGTAAAGATTTGAAGCGTATTGTCTACCAAACTACAAACTGGCTTTTCTTCTCTTTGGCCAAAAACTCCTGGGGCTTCCGGAATACCGGTTAGACTATTATTAAGCGCTGCCCGGCGGACACGTTTACGCGAAAGGCTCATGTTTCTGATGGTTAAAGCACTGCTTAAATCTGCGGCCGTATTATATAAAAAGGGAAATTTCAAAGAATTTTGAGCTAATTTCCCCACATCAACATTGAAAAATAGTCGAAGTGAGTTATCTCTTTGGTGCGAGAACAATAAATCAGAAAAATAATTTCTACTTTTTATGCTCCTTAAGACCTCCAAGTTGCTCGTCGTCTTACCAATAATGGCTTCCAAGCGATCGCTTAGTTCACTCAGATCATTCTTGGCTAGTTGCATCTCGACACGGCGATCTATAACTTTTTTATTGGCCAGTCTCTTGGGAACCAATCCCGGGTGGGCGCCGCGAAGGTGACTTGGGCCGGCCATGGGATTGTTCTTTGGACCTGTGTGCAGACTCCCAACCCAATATTGATCTTCAGAGCCGTAATTTGGCATCGAAGAACCTAGTTTATACGCTAATCGTACTGCAGTTGCCTTGTTTCCTATTAACAAATCTTCTATACAATAATCCCCCATCGTGAATTCGGAACCATCTGCATTGAGGCCAGTAATGCTTTCGTTTTGCGGATCTGTATAATACGGCACGATCAAGCAACCTAAATATTCATACGCCTCATCTGTTAAAGAAAAATCAACGCTATACCTATAGTTATTAACATATGAGCCGTCTTTAGTATTGATAATCTCCCTATTGTTATTTGTGTCATCACAAGCGCACGGGCACCAAGACTCAAAACTAATATACTGCTTCATCATTTTGTCATTGCCCTGTGGGCTTCGTATGTTATTTCGCATATATTTTGGATATTTTAACATTGTATTCAATAAATCTAAATCGGTTATTAAACAAACCGCCATTTGAAGTCGATTTCGAAGATGATCTGTCGAAGCCCCGTTCAGGACTTTTAACATAAAATTAATATCGACTGTAAACGTTCTATTTTTGGCCGGACTGAGCACTGCTGACCGTACAAAAACATTTGGTATCATAGAATTAAAAGAATGTTTGCTTATGTTGGGCATTAGTCGCAGGGATCCTCGTTTTCGGTTGTGTACAAATCGCGAGTAAGTCGTAATCTGGTAGACGCCTGGGAAACAGCACCATCCAAGACGCCAGCATAGGACAAAATTGAATCAGGTATCTCTTTATCTGTTAATACATCCATATAATATTCCACATTCGGAACTTGACCATCATTCATGTTTTGAGGTGTTGCTATACTGCTGTCTTCCAAAAAGGCTAAAGAAGTCAGGGCCGGTGCGTCGGGAGGACCTGGCTGCAGTGGTGATATTATACGACCATTGGAATCAAATGTCGCGGACCCAGAATGGAATACTTCAATTTCAAAGTTCTCTTTCAAATAATCTGTATTTTCTTCCAAAATATCTATCAAGAAATACCCCGGGCGCATAGCCAAAAACACGCTACCATTAAGCTCCGGACTAATTGCTTCGACTGTATAGTTTCCTGATTTGGTAAACGTTTTATAATCAATTTCGATATTAAGTTGTGGGATCTCATGCACGGGGCCTGGTACGCGGGCGATGGCTTGTCCGTCCGTGCCGGCGGGAGTGCTTGGAGGGACATTATAAGAAGCATTTCTAACCGTAATAGAGTTAGCACTTGAAGAAATCTCGCCTATGGCTGCCTCTATCGACCACGAAGGAGCGTAACTCTTAGCCAAGCTGCTGTTTCCAAGAGGATCAATATTGGATAATGGTGTTCTGCGAAACGGCTGCTGATCAAAAGCCAGCGGATCTGCCAAAATGCCGCTCCATCCTGCATAGGTACTCTCGTCATTTGTATATGCCAAAACACCAGCCTCGGTGATTTCGCCGCGGGCGAGGGCCTCGGCGAGTTCGGCCTGCAGTCGCGCCCTGCGATAACTTTCAACATTACCAACAAACTGATTTACTCTCGTCTCGGCACTCGTAATTTGTGGAACGATCTTAAGAGAAGGAGTCTCGTCTTTAATTCTTCCTTCTGTACTGTTTTGATGCTCTGTAAACCCGCCAGATTCTGGATCGTATAAAATATCATCATCAAAAAAAGCATAGTACTCAGGACGAAGTCTTCCCAAAGATAACAAATACTTCCCGTATTCTGTTAGCTGAAGGTCTATCACTTCTTCCTTTTTGTTAAAAAATTCTACCATGGCTTAGCTCTCGTATCCCCCTTTCTTTCCTGGTTGCGAAAAAACCCTATCTACATCTATCACATTCTCTCTAGTGCCAAAATCAACCGCTGAAGCCCGGGGTCTCAGATTGGTGCCGAATGTAGGTATCGTCGTATCAAAGACCATTTTAGGATCTCCTGGCTGCGGGTCAATCACTGTGCCTTCCAGCACTGTTGGTTCTGGCGTCTCTTCTCCGATAATTCTTTGTGCCACAGCACCCCTAAATAGTTTCTCAGTAGAAGTTTCTTGAGGACCTTGCTGAGAAAACAACGTTTCAGCATCTATTGTGGAATATCGCGCTGTCGCATCTATTTTTATCAACTCCACCAAGGAAAAATAATCATATGGCCAGTTATAAGTCGGTGTCCTGGGTCTCTTAAGGTGCTTCTTAGCTAATATGGCCTGAGAATCTATACCTTCGCGACGTAGTAGATCATAATTCCTCTTAGCGCGGCGCTTAACTTTAAACACAAGCCATTTTAACTCATCAATGCAGCCATAGATCTGATTAATCAGTTTTTCATCTTCTATGCAGCAAGAACAAACCTGGCTGCTTTTTTTCTCGCATGCTCCCTCAACTTCTTTAAAATCAGAATCAAACATCACATTTTGATACAACTTAGTCAGGTCATCTCTATCTAAATCATAATCAAACTCAAAGGCAAAGAACAGAGGTAGCTCCGTTTCAAATTTTGGTGGGAAAACATATTTCTGCATATTTTGTGCCATCCTGGCTAGCGCGCCTGCATCACCTGATGCATCAAAAAACTTTCTGCGGTTCTTATCTACCGTAAATGGAACCGCTATAACCGCCTCTTCTAAGACTTGCTTGTGTGCTATAACACCTACAGGCACCGGTTTTCCTATAGTATCATCTAAACCAACTAGTTCTGCCAAAGATTTGCAGTTATCTCCTCGATATTTTACACCATCGATCGTAACCGATTCTGGATTTGTAATACTTATAGTTATTCCCTTGGACGTATCGGTCGGTACAGAGCCGCTTTGACACCACATACCTACTGTTGATATCAGGTCGCTTGCTCCCGGATCAGCAAACGAGTTTGCCGTAGGTGTGGCGAGGTTTAGGGAACGGCCGGGGCCCGGGGCAAAGTTTAGCACCGGGGTCTCGAACTTGCTTTGGAGCATATAATATACGCCATCATCTGTGGTTGCCTTATCAAAGAAATCAATACTTTGATCAATCTGTTGTGCAAACCAATATCCCGGCGATTCTGTGGTATACTGATCTTCGCCGGGGGTACCCTCTGTCTTGTTTTCCAAGTCTCTGGTATAGTCGAAAGATAAGCTGGTTTGGATATCATCAAAATTGTATTTACCGGTCCAGTCGGCCACAAAGCCCATAGTAACACTGCAACCACCATTAAAATAGCCAGGAGTTACATGAGCAAAGCTGGCCGATACCGACGCTGAAGTCGCTGTGGGGTCTTGATTTAGAGCAACCGGATATCCGAAGCCGCTTCCCCTATTAAACATACTAAACGTTGCTAAATCTGGATCTCCGGTCCTCGGGTTCACAGGCCTTCTCATGTGTACTGTCATGGCATATGCTTTGTCTTCCTCAACAGGCTCCCACTCAGACTCTTCCTTAACGCCCCTTAAGGTCGTCAAGCCAAAAGGTCTTTCCTTTTCGCCTTTCTTCAAAAAGAAGTTAACAGTTTCACAAAGAAAATTGTCTATGGCCATGCCATACAATTCTTTCCCTGAGCCATCCCAAGAGCAGCGATGACTATGAGAGCCCGGGTGTTCACTGTCGGTTGCCGACAAAGACGCCGAGCCTAGGCCGCTATCAAAGATATGCGACCCGCTGATATAGCCCTCCGACAGGCGACGAGATCCCACGGTTATTCCGGTGTTCAAATAATTTTGAGGATGCAAGATTGCCTCAAACGGTATACGTTGTAACCCATACTTATTGACAGGCCTGGGCGTTGAAGCACTTAAAATGCTCCCGGGGCCAAAATCGACTATAGCTGCGGTAGTACCGTCATATTCACCTTGCAGGGTGGTTAGAGAACTTGAAAGCGCTTGGCCGAAACCCATGTGAGAGCCCGTAATATCATCCCCTTCGGCGGTGGTCCAGTCGGGATTAACTACAACATAGTTGCCAACTGCAATACCGGATTTAATAGTATTATACAAAATACCCGGCGCGAACAGGGGTTCAAGAAGGGCGCGGTAAGCAGCTGGAGTACTGGAAGAAACATGCTCTCCATATGAACGAGAGAATAGCGTGGCAAGCTCTAGCGTTCTTTCAACAGGATAAAAACCCTTATAAAACAAAGGTTTGACCAAGGCAGAGCATTCCAATATTAGCTTCTTCTTGAGGGGCCGGCCGTTAGACACAACTTTTCCATTTAAGTCGCTATCTATAACCTTAAAATACTTCCAGAAATCTGCACCGTAAACCTTATAAAAATCGTCAGTATCGGCAACATCGCAAATTTTACTTCCTAAATCGTAACTATTATTTATGGCCGCGCCGGTTATATCGAACATGCCTGGAGAACTGCCATCAAGATCAGCTAGCCAGTTCGAACCATTATCTTCAACTAGTGTCCCTATGTGCTCGCTAATTCTAAACTCTGGTACAATAGAATGATCCTTTCCAATCAAACGTATATATTGCATGTGCTCCTCATAAGAACGATATGGCTCTTGACCCGTTTGGGAAGCCACTTCGAATTTGGCGCCACCATAATATACTGACGATCCTTGCGCGGAAGCGCTTCCGATCGGAACTAGTGGGGCATAATGAGCCGCAGGTTTAATAGTGCCGCTTAAGTAGCCACCAAACCTACAGTAGTTATTAAAAAGCTCTCCTGAAAGATCATTAGTGGCCAAACCATAGTTGGTACCGGCGTTAGAGGGGGTCGACCCGGTCGTGGCAGCGCGTCCAGAATCATTGGCAGGGCCGTCCAAGGGCCAGCAGCTGGCATTTAATATGGCATTTCCTTGGCTATTGACTGTTACGGTGGTGTTCTCGAAGCCTTTCGGCGAAGCCAGCGCCGAGGAAGAGACCGAACGAATACTTCTAGAGCTGTTCCAGATTTGTGGACGTCCAGTATGTTTGCTAGCGAGGCCCATTTGTTCAGTATATTTTGTTCTTGATCTAAACCTGTTTTGATATACACTAGTTTCGCGAGGATAAATTCGTTCTGTGTACTCTATTGTCGGAGCGTTTGAGTTCAACACTTCAGCGGTGGCAAGCCGGTATGGAGTATTTAAAGTGGCATCCTTGGCTATATCCAGTCGATTATTAAGTTTCTCATTAGAAAAATAATCTAGATTGTTTGCCCACGAAAGTCTCATTAGCGCGGTCACCTGATTCGATGTATCTTCCATCACAAAAGATATTGGCTTATGTCTGCTACTTAGTGGTTGTTCAATATAGCGAGTAACAGTATTGCTCTTAATACCGTGCACGGTCGTCTGCCATCCATCTCCATAGTAAATAAATTGAGATTCATAATCACGCTGAGATATTATATTAGTATACCTCTGGGATCTCACAACCGGGTGTTCGCTGCCTCTTATCTGTTTCCATGTGGGATGCCCCCATGGCCCATTGCGGTGTAGCATAAGCGCATTAAAGGCCGGGACTCCTCCGGTGGAATACGATCCAACGAGGCCGCCCAGAATTCCGGCTGCAGGGAGTACGGCTGGGGCCTCTGTGCCCTCGTTGCCGATGTTGATATAATGTATAAGATTCTTAAGATCCGTTGTATCAGTACCCCCGTCTTTATACCCCTCAAAAAAACCTAAAAAGTTGTATCTGCAGGTTACTGGTTCGCGAACGTTTGTGTTCATGCCGTTAAAGGGCGTTCCCAAAGCGTCCCTGGTGGATGTCCCAGAATCCGCTCCGAAAACGCGGGGGCCGGCGAGGGGCTGGTCGCCAAGCTGGCCAGAGCCGGTGCTGGCAAAATCACTAGATGAAATAACTGGCAGGCTTGTCACAAAGCTTCCACTTAATATTGTATAAGTAAAATAATCACTTCCGGACGGCAAACTTTCTGCTATCCACCGATAGCCGCGGGCAGCTCTTGGTATGGGATGTTGTACCCACCAGTTATCATACTGAGAGCCAGTCAGTATCAGCGCATGCGCGGCGTAAGGGTCCGAATCCCCACTAGCTTCAAATCTATATCTCCTGTTTCTGTTAACCTTGTGGTATGAGGGGACAGTATTGTATGCGCTCGATGATACACTACCATATTGAGCATCCGTACCAAAGGGGCCGGCATGCAAAGTGAGCAGTGTTCTCAAGCCGCGGGGATATTCGAGGTGACCGTGAACATGTATTGATCCAGATTCACCGCTTCCAGAGCCTCTGACCGTTAGATTGCGGAACGGCAATGCGTTATAAACCGACTTTTCTTCGTGCGCTGGGTCCATATAGCCCCTAGAGAGCACTTCATACGAACCAGGCGATGAAAACCGATTGACTATTACTGTTTTATTGGACGTCGAACCGGTTCTGCCAGGTAATTCATATCTCAACTGTCCTCCTGGGTTAACTGTGGCGTTAACGGGTGGGGTATTGGGACGCGAGGCTACTGTGCCAGCGGTACCAGGGCTAAGATTGCGGCCACCAATGCTATCCAAGATGATATTCGGCTCCGCAAGAGGCCAGTAAGAAAGTATTCCGCTGCGAGCTACACTAACAGGATCGATCCGCGTACCGCCATTATATAGTTTACTCACCTCGGAGGCGGACAGTTTTCGGTCCCACACCACAACATCACACATATATCCGGCATAGTTGCTATTGTTTGCGGCATAGCATCCAATAGTAGAGTTTTCTCCCGTAATGGTATCTGGAGCCGCGGTGTTCTCGGCGGTAGAATCATCGGCTCCGTTAAGATATATTTTAAAATCCCCAGCGGAATGGGAGCCGCCGGCATATGTAACAACAATATGATACCATGTATCAGCCGCTAGTGCTGTTGTGGATTGGACTCTTGATGTCGCGCCGGTATTGTTTGCCGCTTTCAGCTTGGAGTGGGCCCCAAGAGCGCTATGGTTAATCATGAGCGACCGGTCGGCAGTCCCGAAAGAAATCAAACGAGGATAAGTATCATCCATGGCACTTGGATTTACCCAGAGGGAATAACTATAAGCCTTGGCAGCGGCCCCGGCGCCACCAATAAGCGCTTCCCATGTAGCACCAGAGTCAGTATCCATCTGTAGGAACCCCGTAGATCCGCCAAACAGTGCAGAACCAATGCCGCCGGCTGGGCGCGCCATGGGTGTGCGGCCGCGAGTTGCCAAAGTCTCCGGATTCAATGCAAAATTGAATGACTGATCTTGGAAAAACGGATCATTGATACTTCTTCCGGCTGTTTGAATAACCTGATAGTTCTTCGAATAGTTGCCCAACCTGGTTGAACTAGTGGTGGACAAAATATTTCTAATATTTACTGGCCGCTTAGTTATGAGGTCTCTCGCCATATTAGCCTTTGGTCTATCAAACAAGTAAGGAGGACTAACCGATGGAGAGTCCGGATCCGGATATTGAGGATCAACAATTCCCAAAGCCCCGGCAGGATGCGAATGCGCTCCGATCGATGGGCGCCCCAAAAGCAGCTTAAATCCTTCGGGCCGATCATCGGGAGAATCTAGGTTGTTAGGGCCTGCTTTCAGGGAGTCTTCTCGATTAATGTCGACATGCCTATATTCACGGCCGCCGACCCAGGTTTCAGTAAACAGTCCCTGAAGAGGTATTTCTGCTACGGGCCCATAACCATCATTATGTAAGTTGGTGATTTCAACGCCTGGGGCATACTTGTCTGTTACTAGTGCATTATGTTCTGTAGTTACCGACGAACTATAAAGACTGAAAGGGGCTGTAATATTGCCGTCTGCAGTTAAGTAATCGTCATCTCCTGGCTTGTTGATCACTGAATCTAACTTAAAGCCAAGACGCTGCCTAAAGTGAGGGTAGACCTCGTCTTGAATATCCATCAGCTGTTCGCGATCTTCAGCTAAGCCTAACGCCACATTTATCGGAAGGTTGGGGGCGCGTAGCGCGCCGGCGGGACGCGTAGTGCCAAATACAATTCCTGAACGCTTATTCTGATGGTAGTTATCATAACATCTATAAACTGGCTCTATAGTCATGCTGAACCTATACGCCGGGGCTTGGTTGCGAGGTACTACCTCAAGACATTTTCCCTTAACATAGTTGTAGAACCGATCTGATTTGCATGCTTTTTGTTCTATTTTGTTAAACAGTGCTTGTCTGGATTTATTAAATTCCGTCGCGCCACCATAAGTCCATTCAGTCTTTTCAGCATTGCCTTTCCACCAATCTTTGTTTTTACTTTCCGGGGGAGGAGATAAGGGAAGCGGCGCGTGATTAAAGCGCCAGCCACCGAAAAGACGGTCTCCGGAAGAGCCTATCTGCCGCATAGTGGGGGCGCCCGAAGCTAAAATATCTCCACTGCTACCACCGCCCTGCTGAGGATGTGGTGGCAACGTCGAGGCCAAGGTTGTTTCCATCAGGCCAGAGCCCGGGCCCCCTAGGGGATCTTTAAAATCAGCAGTTGGGAATTTTGTTTGATACTTGTTGCGTTCGAGAACATGACTTTCTATCATCATGCGAATATTTTCTGCCACATCGGCAGAAGCCGGCACAAGTTGCATTAATATTATTGATAGAGAACTATCAAACCACTTATAATACTCATAAAACTTATCAAAATCTATTGTTTCATTTTGAACCTTTGCGAAGAAAGCCTGACGAGCTTTCCCCATCATCTTATAGTTCATACGATATCGATTAACCGGTTCGCCAATTAGGTTATGCAAATCTCGTATGGTGGCAAAATAACGCAACATCTCCTCGGAAATGATTTGATACATGCTCTTTTCAAATGCGTATGAAAAGTTAGTTGGTCGAATGTTTTTAAAAAACATATCTCGTTCTGCAGAATCGTAAACCTCTATCATATCTTGTGAGCTTAGATTCTCAGGCAAATTTTGTCTAACAGCGGTAATGTAATCTTTATCAATAGCTTTGGTATCGTTAGAGGCGAACCCGTATCCCTGACCGGAGTTTGATCCAGTTAAAATGGTACCAAGCCAGCTTCCAGATGCGATCCCAGGTGTCCAGGGGGGTAATGCCGATGAACCAGAAGAATAATCGCGAACAGTAAACTCTCCAGATGCATTAGAGCTTGTGATCTGATTAAAGTCCCAGTTAAGCACCAAGGTGTCAAGAGACGTTAACTCTCCAAAAGAAGCATAAAGTCCGTTGAGACGCGTAGCGCCTGACATATCAGAAAGCAAAAACGGATATGGATATCTAGTTGCATGAAGGGTACCAAAATTTTCAATATCTTTAGCGTGGGCCAACAAGGTCGCATCTTCCAAATAATTGAGCCAATGTCGAACTGAGCCGACTTTAACATCGGAGTATTCACGGATTGAACCAGTAAAGTTTGTTCTATGGGCGCCGGCGTATAAGCGACGATTGCCGGTTACAAAGGCTGGAACTGTCCCATGAGCAGCAGTGTAACTACCAGAAATGTTAAATTCATTTAAAAGTGCCCCATCTTGTACATTAATACCGTGAAGTTCAACAATATAGTTGCCGAATCCCGCGGAACCAGTAGTTGGATCATAATTGATCAACCCGGCATAAGGATATTTTTCTGGCTTTATGCGTACCGCTAAAGTCCAATTAGTGTTGTCATAAACGTCTTCATACAAATCCGACGTCAACTCTGGCACAAAGCCGCCAGTTGTGCCAGTTAGCCTAAATCTCACGCTTGTAGAATCTATCTCATCGCGAAGAGCATAAACCTGGAAATTGACTTCATCAGTCGCGCCAGCCACCCCGTGTGGCGCCCAAGTGGTTGAGTTTGGATCGCCATAGTAAGGCAAAGTTTTGTGGAGACCAAAGATTGAAGAGGTCAAAAACTCATTACTAATAAAATTAGTATCAGATCTTTTCGCCTTAATAGGAAAGGTAACATTTGCTTCAGTTGTGAAAGCAAAGCCGCCGGTTAAATAAGTACTTCCTGCTATAGCGCTACCAGTTTGATATACAGTGGCTCCTATAGAGGCTGATGTATTGAAGTCAACAAATCTTTTCGCCAAAACATGACTTGTGACATTGTCTTGTAACTCATATTCGATATTGTTGGCATACAAGTTGAATTTTATCAACTCATCATCAATGCCATAACAGCGAATTAAGTTTCTAAAAGACTTTTCTGTCCCCTTAGATTTATAAATGAACGATAAGTTGTTATAAATGTTTTGATATATCGTATTTTTGATGTCCGTTAGGGTCTTCTCGTAAAGTCTTTTTTCTGAACGATCAGCTAGCTTTTCTAAAATATCAGCATCCAAAAACATTTCTGGTGCTATGAGACCATTGGACTCTAAAAGACGATTGGCAAATACTAATGGCTTGTTACTTCCCGAAGGATATGTCTTATCTTTTAACTTGCTTAACGCTTCGATTTGCAAATGCAGAGTATCCAAATAACTACCCATAATCTGAGTTAGATATTTGAGATCTTTAGACCCTAGCTCGTCTTCTTCCGAAACCCAGCCCGGCATTGCCCCATAAAGAGATGCGTTGTTATTGGTATCGTGCCATGAGCCGGAGCCGGCTAGTTCGCTTTCTAGTGAGGTCACCGAAGGGTGGGTTGGATATATGATTGGATCTTTGAACTCTTTTGTCGCCGCTGAAGCGCTGACTATCGCAGAACCAAGATTTCTAGAGTTTGAAGTATAACCTGTCCATGTACCGTTGGTTACACGGCCGGAATAATCCAACACCGTATTGTCGGTTGAAGTAATGCCGGTAATACCCTCATTAAATTTATAATAGACGCCAAGATTGGTATTAACGAGATTTATTGCTGTAATGCCGGGCTCTGGATCACTATTGGTGCCACCGCCAACTTGCGTAAACCAGTATTTTCCAATGTCCTTAGAAGTTCTTTGGGTTTTCCAATAGCGGAACTCATCTAAAGATCCAGATAGCTTGCCTGCTCCAGCAGCTGCCGATGAGTCAGCAGGAGACGCTACAAGCGCTCCGATATAAGCTTGCATGGCCCCGGTAACTTCATTAATCCCGCTGGCTGCAGCGCCATTGAGAGAGCCCGTGGTCCACAGTATACTTTCTTTGTCTAAGGCGCCATCAATATAAAATCTGGTTGTAACGCCGGCCGAAGCAGATTTAAGAGTGACCGCATAGTGGTGCCAATTTCCGTCTGCCACTGAGGCTGTTGTGACTGTGCTCGACGCTATAGAGGATCTTATGAACCCTATGGGCGATGTAGGCTCGTGACTAGAGCCGCCGGACAGGGCCGTCAACAAGAAGGGGTCTACGCCTAGGGCCGAAGCTCCAGATAACTCGAGCCTCAATCGCCCATAAGTATCCCCACTCCCAGAGTTCCAAAGATCAAATATTACTTCTTTTTCGGTACTGTCTACGGCCCAGCCATCCTTCTTCAGCCAAAATTCTATCGAAACGCCTTTGTTGGCTAAATCGAATTTTAAGTTAGACTCACGATTGCTTGCAGTATGATAATAGTTTGAACCTGTAAACTGAACTGAATAAGGTGACATTCCATCAGGATTAGTGTTGGGGCCGCCTTTAAAATAAATATATTCTTTCGTCGTTGGAAGACCATAGCCATTAGTCGACGTAGGATCTGAGCCTGCCTGATTGGCGTCGGCGCAGAATATAGCATATCCATTAGTGCGAGGATACCGATTATCAAAAATATAGAGATCTATATAAGAAGATTCATTTTCCCACTCCAGCTTTTCTTTAAGAGAGCCGTCGTATGGATAGGTGTTGTATATTCTTTTTATAGATTGTTCATAATATTCTTCTGCAGAGCCATACCTGGCAAAGTTAGCTGGATTAGAAAAATCTATTTGCGGAATAAACCGCTCATCTTTAATAACGTCTTGGTCGTGATATCCGACCGATTCTACCTCTAAGGCGACTTCCTCGGCCGTCACATTAGAGAGGCTTTTAAGCTCTTGCGCTTTCTTAAAATATCTTCGTAGTGTCATTATTCTTCTACTCTAAATTTAAATGTCTCCGGCTGCTCGACCCAAGACTTGATCGAGTGGTTGTAATAACTAAACTTAACACCATATGCATAACCTGCCTCTAGCAAGTTCACATCTAGATCAAAATAATTGCCCGATATATCATAAGACAAATAAGTGTGTTTATCACTACCCGTTCCGTATGTTATTACATCTAAATCATCTGTCATCCTTGCTATCTTATATGATGCACTCACAATTGTTTTATTTGGTACCGTGCTGGTTGCAACGCTATAGATGTTAGGATTCCAATCTTTTTCTCTCACAAAAAGTCTTAATCGGGCATCCTCTTGGCGGGAATATTCTGATTTCAAATTTGTAATTGCCGTAACATATTCAAAAGTTGGTGCATGATTATAAGCAGTCAAAATCAAAGGCGCCAACGAACTAGTAACATATTGAGTCGAGCCGCTGTGCCAGACATCAAAAAGTCTTGTTAAAGGCGGTGATGAGGCCGTTATGCCCACAGAAGCTGAATAAATACCCGTACTTACGTAGCCGCCAGTAATATTAGTTTTACTATTATACAAAGTTAATTTTGAGCCCGCGGGTGACGACGATCCAGAATACAAAGAAACCAGGATTCTTCCGGCTCCAACGCCTGGCACATTCACCAGTCGACCACGAACATAATTATAAAAATATAAAGTATTGAGATTCTCGGGGCCCGGCGCTAATGAACTGCTATAATAAAAGTTACCACGATCATCTTTGGTTCGCGAATCCCAACGAGCTTCTATTACTGGCCGCTTAAAGAAAAACTCTGTTGTGCGAGCAAAAAACTTTTTTGTATAATAAGGCTGTCCGGACGTCTCTTGGCTAGAGGTCAGCCGAATTCCTAGCCCATAGTTTTCATACTTGCCACCAGAAGATCCTATAATCCAATCTTCAACAATAGCAGATATATCAAGCTCCAAGTCTTCCCAGCCGGACGGAAATGAGGCCGTTAGCAAGTTGCGCTGCGCGGTTAAATAATCGCCGCCCGCAGTTGCCCAGGTGCCGATTCCAAGCGACGAAGAACCGCTGGCATTAATCCAGTTAGATCCCGTACTATCATATGTAATGTCTTTATATTCTTCCATATCGAGACCGTGACCCTCTTCCCACGAAGAAGATACTGGAGATACAAGCAGCTTAAAGTCGCGAGCTAATGTAAATGGGTGCTCAGCGTTATACATTTTAAGATAAAAGCTAACAGATCCGCTAGCCGGAATAGTTGATGCTGCCCGGTCTACTATAATGTTGTTTACTGGAAACTTGACTAGCATTCGCGAGAGTTCGCTGGTTAGCCCAGAAGAGGCCGAGGACTGGCCATATATAGAAAAGACCTCTAGGCTGTCGGCCGCGCCCATATTAGAGCCCGTGCCGCGGGTAGTTAGATCAGACTCAAATGCATTCGTTATAGTATTGTCTGCATCAGCAACATATCTTCTAATGGCCATTATCTAACGGATCCTTTAATATCTGTATTTGGGTATTTTAACTCAAAAACAACGTCTCGACCGGCACTAATCTGGCGGCCATCGGCGGACATGGCATCATCAAAATTGTATGCCATGGAAGAATATATCCCTCCTGATTTTCCCCCAATTTCAACCGACATCACATCAACTATGCCTGGTACTTCTTGGAGTTTTTTATAAATATCTGTTATATAAATCGGCTCTCCAATGTCTTTCGGCTCACTAAACAAGCTTCTTAATGCGGCGGTGGCTTTATTTAAAGCAGTATAACGATTTGTTTCATAATCTGTTACTATAATATACTCCACACCAAAATTTACTATTCTTGCATTAAAAATGTCTATTGTGTCGTTGATCATTTTGTATTGCGCCATCCAGGTTTTTAAATTGTTTTTAAGCGTAGCGTTTGCCAATGTTAACCTAGTTGTTTCGGGATCTTCAGAAACTATGTATAAATTCAAATTACGTTTAAACTCGCTAAAATCACGCGATATGCTACAACGTTTAATGGAACCAAATTTGGCAGGCATCGAATAAACCATTGCCTGATAATCTTCTAACGTAACTGCCCGATGCTGTGTTGCAAAATATGATATTACGCGTTGGCGGATTTCATCCGAGGAGGGTAATGATATATCTCCTACTACCGGACTTTCATTAATGAGCTCCAAAGAATTTCTTACGGTACCGCGAGTTGATGTGTCCAGGGCGCCGGCATTTTTAAACTTAAAATTTGTAGTACCAATTTCGGTAATAGTATCGACAGCGGCATTGACATCTCTCGTGGTATTTATCCGATAAGCAATCGTCAAAGTAGTATTAGCGGGAGCAATTCCAAATTTATCGGTACTGATTAATTTAGTAGGATCAAATTCTCTATCCGTTATATAGTTTCTTCCATACAAATCCATAATAACATCAGACGGGTTAATCACTGATTCAGAAAGTAACTCCGAATCCGAGCCATATCCAAACTGCAAGAAAACTTCTTCTCCACTATATTCTAAAACAAACCGGCGCGCCACAGGGACGGCCTTTAAAATAGATGGTGTTAAACCTCTATCGTCATTGTTGTTTTGGATAGCTTTGTAAATTATGTTTTGTGAAAGATTATCAACCTCATAATAAACGTGCCCTTCCGAATCTGTTACAGATAATACTTCGGCTACCGTGTTGGTTGCTAAAATAATTCGCAAAAATCTTTGAAACTCACCTATGGTTCTTGTTTCAACGTTCATTCGACCAGATACTATTCGACCTTGGGCACGAACAACATAGCTTGTTGGTTGTCCAGTAGAGCTATTAACTACGCCGGCAGTTACCAAGTTAGACGGCCTCGAAAAATCAACATCTTCCAATAAAGTATAAGTACCACCGCCTGTTGAAGAAAACTGAGAACCAGCCTTCAAAACCGGAGCATAAGAAGCGTCAGGCGTTCCTCCGCCCCCGGACGTTGCCGGGATCTCTATATAAAAAGTAAGGACGCCATATGAAGATGGACTGCTACTAAGCTTGAATCCCATTTGGCGCGCCAAGCGAATTACATTATTATATTCTATGGCGCTATCTAAAAAGCTCTCGTTTGTTTGGTAATCCAAATAAAAAGATAATATGTCACCCATATATGCGACAGTATCGAGCATTAGAGAGCCAAAGCTGGCCTCATTAAAATCTTTATAAGTATTGGGATAATATCTTTTTGCGTAGCTTTCTAAATCTCTACGAATGCTATCAAAGTCACGACTAGTATATTTAATGGGCTGTAATTTTTTAGGCATTTATTGAATTTCCAATTAACATATTTAACTAGCCTTCATTAGTACTTATTTGCAAAAATGTCGATACTTGAAGGGGCAAAATCGTAAAAAAGACTGTTATTCCCATGAAGTTGGGATCCATATCGCCAGAAGCCTCAGAAGTAGAAAAATGGATTCGATCTACTCCTATATACGGGAGGTACTTCGCAGACTGCTTTTTAATATCTTTTTCGATGTCGCCAAAAGTAAGAGGCGAGTTTTGTTCGAATAAATAAGATCGCAGCCCAACCCCAAAATTTGGATGCATTATTCTTTCGCCAGGATTTGTAAGTAAAAGCATTTTAAGATTTTGTATGGCTAAATCCTCGTATGTTGTGTTTAAACCATAAGGCCCAAAAGTCGGATCGATTGTTAAAGGAAGAGCCACCGATAAACCTTCATTGTTGGTAGGCATATATAATCATACTCCTTTTTCTAGAATAAATAGAATTCTATTTGCTTTGTTCTATTATTAACAAGAAGAATTCTCTGGCGCTCCTGGTCTAGCGGGGGGTTCTAGGTTGATTGACTCAAGAATCGCCCGAATTATGAGATATGCGATTCCGAATGGTCCGGGCGGCGCCATAAATATACCAGGAATTGTGCCAGCAAGGTTAATCCCCTTCAAAGTAAAAGTGGGAAAGGGGCTTATCTCATTAAATGGATCCGAGAAAGACATGTCGCCAAACTCAAGGCATTGATCCGGCATATTGTCATCTGAGTGTGGCCGCATGGCCTTATTTAGCTCACAAAACGCTAGCTGTACGAAGGCCTCGGGATTTACCTCCAGCGCCTTAAGAATGGTGGCTATGGGTTGCGGTGCAGTCTCTTCTGCTATAGTGATACCCATCTCCATAGCATCAATAGATTGATTAATGACTTGTCCTGAGATATCTTTGATTATCTTTGTTATGATCGCGTGGGGATCCAGCATTTCGCACACAGCCTTCAGAACATGGAGAGGCATTTCACGCAATGCTTTTAGAATGAAGCTGCGTACATTAATATATGACGGCGAGCCGCCTGCGGGTTCTTGAACACCCGGAAGACCAACTGCCCGATCGGGAGCAATACCAGATTCTCTGGCGCCTATTTCTAGAGTGGTCATAAATAATCCGGCGGCGCCCACTATAGTATCAGAAAACAAATCTTCCATTCCAGTGGAGAACTTAAGCTCTGTTTGGCAGAAGTTGTTCATCAATAGCGCTACAAATGCCGAGTCCTTGTTTATGATCTTTGAAAAGAAGTATTCAAACTTGGGGTAATCAGGTGAGTTTAAGAATGCGCTATAATGACTACGAAGGCTGTGAGGATCTCCAATGTCGCCCGTGTTTTTGGCAAGGCCGGCCTGTTCGAACACATAGGGCTCTCCAAAGATAAGATCTCCTAGTTGCTCGCTTTCAAATGTCATTATTGGTATGCTAGTGGTTATATAATTAGAATCTTTCTCGAGCCAGACCTCGGTCTCGGTAGTGGTCTCCAGCCAATCATCTAGAGGCTCCGCCACCCAGTGGCCGATTTGCGTGGCCTGCGCATCGGCGACGCTGATGAGTTCGTCGTGCATGCCGTCACTGGTGAACGTCTGCAGGATATCTGGGATGCCATCGCCTCTCGCAGACGGCTGCAGCGCGGGACCGCCGAGTGCCTGGGGGTCACTCCCGCCGGGTGAGAAAAGCCCGCCGCCGCCAGGGTCGGTCATGTCGCCTCTTCTGTCTTCAAGATATACATTAGGATCACCATGGAGATCATTTTTCCAACTCCAGACAGCCTCAAGTTGAATGGTCTCTTCAACTGCTCCGCCCGGCTCATTAGGATCTGCTTCGGGATCTACAACTTCGATAATTGGAGCCTCCAATGGCGGCGGCGTCGCTACGCAGAACCCCGGGTACCATGCCGCTGCTGAAGCTCCCGGTGCTTGCAGGTTCGGCCCGAATTGGCCGGTATCGGGATCGTACTCCCAGTCCTCGGAGGCCATGCCGGCGATACACCCATCGCGGATCCAGTCCGGGGATTGGAGATTTGGAAAAGTTGGTAGATGCCATGGCGTACCGATGCCTCCATGGGTCATATGGGTGTTGGTGGTGGTGGTTGTGGTTGAGCTCATGGTGTTGCCTAGGCTAATCGGCATAAAAGCTTTCTCTTTGTTTAATGCGGCGTCGCGGCCCTGGTCGGCGGCCGGCCATGGATCTGCTGCTGCGTCGGCGGGGAGAAGACCGGTATCAAATATTTTCCCTAATGTGTTTAATTTGTCGTTAGTTTCAGAAACGCTTTCAAGGGGAGGATAATATACTAAACGATATTCTGTTTTAGCTTCCTGTAGTGTCAGGCCCGCCAGGGCGATGTGGAACAAAGTAGCTTCCGTTTGGGCGGCTAGGCTGCTGGCGCCGGTCTGGGAGAGGGCCTCTCTATGGGCTTTTATTAAAGTTCGAAGCGGCGCGCTTCCGGGAACGTTCGGGGTGATGATTATTTTCTCTCCGGGATCCTCAGATACTTCAAGTTCTATATCTTCCTCATCGTTCGACGTAGCATTTTCCCAAGTTATCCATGGTTCAATCTTGAAACAACCATAACCCAAAAGATTTTCAATATTTTTTAGGCTTTGGTTTAAATAAAGTGCCCACAGCGGCCTGTTGCTGGGAGTGCTCGCCATTGCCGTGGTCACCGACGGCGACTCGGTATGTCGTGTGAATGGATCAGAAAACCCTATCACATCTTTTACAAAAACGTTTTCTATAGATCGAGCACTTGGATTAGCAATCACATTTGCCAGTGGTGCAGCGCACCTCTTCATTCGCCACGCTATCATATATTTAATTGCATTATTATTATTAAGCAGTTGCGCGTCAAGATCTGCCGCAGTAGGATCAATTTCTAGTGCCCTAAGAACATCTTCTTCTAGTGCTGTACCGCGGGCAAGCTTGCGAGCCATCCAATTGTTGGCTTCTTGACCGAAAAGATTTGAAAACGCACCCATGGAGTTTTCAAGCGCGGGGTTGGCTTTCTTTAAAAAGCGGCTAACGAAACCAAACGTTGTAGTGGTAATAAAGTCCCTAACAACATTTAATCCCATGATTTCCTCTAACTTAAAGGCTGAAAGTATACTAACGTTTTGTAAATAAAACTTAGTTATCGATATCTGAAGAAACAATAACATTGTGCCAAACAATATACATTTGTTTACTGTTTCTTCCATAGACATATTGTCATTACAAGAAGATTCATTATATTCGTCCTGGACATCTTTAATAATACCGATCATGTCCATCAGATCGCCTACCTGGCTTGGATCATTGGGATCGCAATTGCTGTTGTCTGGCCTAAGCAACATTCCCCCTATAGTATCGGTTGTCCATCTGCCGTTTGCCATGGCATAGTCTATAAAACGCTTAGTAAGGCCCATGTGAGCCGAAGGATGATAAAAATCCTTCAAGTGTTCAAAATATTCATCCCAATGTACGTCAGCGACTGTTCCAGGGAAGGGCTCTAAAAAGTTTTTAAATGGCTCGGTAACCATGCTGGCAAAAGCTGTTTGGGCCGGGCTAGCATCGCTATGCAGCTCAACATTGTTTAGTGTTTCGGCCCCCAAATTAGCTGACAAATCATCAGCATTGTACGCCGGCGCTAACCCGAAACCATAACTACCAGTTAGTACCCTAGGGCCCGTTAACTCGTTCCAGAAGATATCTTTATTGGTGCGCGATTCTATCTCGTCCAGTGATAAATATTTAATAAAATTTTCTTCGTGGCCGAGAACGGGCGTATATAGGTTTGCGGCCGAGTCATATTGCCAGCTAGCAATACCAGAATTTCTTATAAAACGATATCTGAGTATGGATGGGAAAGGTGATATCAATGCGTGACTTTGGGCTCTGCCATTCTCGACCTCTGTTCGAGGGGCAGCATGATCGCGATACCCGAAGCTTGGCCAGCGATGATATAGCCACTCTCCATTTTCATCATGGGCATCCAGCGTCGTTACCAAATCCCGAACTTCCTCTTTAAAGGAGACTGGGAAAACTCGTGACATTCCAAGTGGCAATTGGGTGCCGTTGCTGTCTGCGATTTCTTTAAGCTCTTCGCCCAGGTTCGAGGCGCCAGACCAATCTAGATTCTGAAAGAGCTCGGCTATTACACTTATAACCGGCGCTAAATCGTCTATGCCGCCGAATATATCTTGAAGTTGTATGCCGCAGTCGGCTATCTCAGCATTGACGTCATTAAGGTTACCATCCATTGCGTTGGCGAGCTTCGTTAGCTCGGCCGCGATGTCTCCCATAATTTCGGTGTCGATCTTGGCGTCGCCGCTTTTGGGCCTATCAGATTGGCCGGCGGCTTCAGCAAGGCATGCTCCGCCAGTCTGTCTAGTTGTCGGCATCAACAAAACAGTTTTAATACCATCCACTGAAAGATAAAAAGAAACCCCCAGTATTTCAGCCATGGCCTTCATTAACTGCGGAATCGATCGATCTACTAACGGATTTGGCATGTATCCCGGCTTCGTTGGGCAAGTTAGATTAATCTCTGGAACTTCAACCACTACCCCGTTTTCTAGCATATCTAATAGATTATTTAGATTGAATGTATCAACCGCGGACAATACCTGCTCTTCGGTGATGCACAGATCGTCGACGGCCGGGATCATTTCTTCTACCAAAGTTTGACATATGGAATTTATGTCGACCATATCTCCTAAGCAACCAAAAAATGAAATAATATCGCTTGAAAGATTTAAGTTATCTGGTATCGGCGGCTCTTCATAAAGAAGATTAAACTCCAAAACAGCTTGAACAGCTTCGTCTGTCGGCGTGCCTCTCAAAAGTTGACAAATTTCAGTAGGTGTTAAAATTTCAGAAACATCTGCTAAATATTTCATTCCAACAGCGTCGGGTATATTATATGTGCCAAAGCATGCATTTAGCCCGTGAGGTTCCCCTAGTAACGGGGGCGCCAGATCTTCTTTATTCCGGGCTGGATCGGTTTCAAACATCTCGCTTAGATCTAGAACCCCGTGGTTGTCGTCCTCATCAGCGGCCGCTTTGCAGGCTTCTCTAATCATTTCCATCAAAGCCTCTACTAGCGCTGCGGCCGCGCCTAAGAGGGCCTCCAGGATTATTTTTTTAATTGCATCTTGCAAGTTTCCGGTTACTGAAAATACCGGGATGTCAACAGTTATTTCTGGAAAGTTAAACTGCATTGGTCGCTTGCGGCCGGCAAAAAGTTCGCTAGTGGTAGAAACAAGATCTCGTATATCCGACAGCATCCCGCTTGGGTTAAAAGATGAGTTAAGAGTTAGACACCTAATTGCCTCTATGATTAATCTATCAATACCTACCTTATGCAGTACGTCTTTGATAATCGTCATTTCTTCGGAATTTTTTATCTCCCGCAGCTTATTCATCACAGTTTTTACGACATCTTCGGCTTTCTCTTCATCTTTCGCGGCCTGGTCATTTAACATAAGCCTTCTGTTAGAGATATCTTGTAACGTTCTATTTTGAATGTCTAGGCCGGGGAAGCTTAGATGCAGTCGATCATCATCTGGGCTCATATAGCCGTGCTTTTTAACTAATTGCCCCACCGGGCCTGGGCCAAAGATTAATAGATCATTCGCTGCTTCTATCTCGGAGCGAGCCTGGGGGCTGTGAGCAGGGCCGCAGTAATTAATCTCATATGTTCTCAAATGAGAGTTGGCATAATCCTCTATAAAATTTATAAATACCTCGTACTGTCTTCCGGGGGGCTTAGCAACAAGTCTTAAAAGCTCATTCCATCGGGTCAAATAGACAATCGATTGAAAATCCGAAAACGGTTCCACAATGCTATAAGGGAGATACCCCACCTTAACCGGCTGCATGTTGAGGCTTTCGTCGGGCTGCAAATAACCTATAGCTGTAATTTGATAGTCCGCGTTAACCCAAATTGTAACCTCATCCTCTGGCTTGCCGGGCATGACGTAGCCGTTTAATTTTAAAAGCTCGCCAATGCGCCCAACAAGATCTGCCAATGTGCGGAATTGAGCTTCAAAATCGATACCAGGAACCACTTGTCCATCAAAAAAGCGCGCTTGATTATGATATTTTGTAAAAAGAGTTTTAATTATCTGCAACTGTTGGTTGACTTTGGACCAGGAAAAAGTAAGAGCGCGATTGCCCGTGGAGTTCATCAAAATATTTTGTTGTATGTTCCAAAAATCTATTACCTCTGGAAAAAAAGGAATATCTGATTTAGCCAGGGGCCTCACTGGCTCTTCGTCATACTGGATTGGTATACAGCGATCGGATGCCCAGGTGGGTACGGCATCGCGAACGCGGCGCAACTGCTCAGCAAAGCCCGGGTCGTCAGGGCACCGTACTAAATTCCTAAGTATGATTTCATCATTAGATATCTGAGGCCAATCAGTCCAAATCGACGAGTACGGTACCGGCGTCGGTGGAATACCAAACTCCGTAACTGCTCCAACACTACTGCGCGCTTCGAATTTGTTCTTATCGATTATCACCAACACGCGAAGGCGAGACCCTGGTCGATTAGGCATCTTCCAGTCTTCTATTACAAGAGGCCTGGAGCCGGTGCTCCAGCCGCCGGTAAGAGTACTTCGTAATGTTGAATTCAAACTCCGGGCCCACTCAGCCGGAGTTGCCGGATACCAGGAAGGCAGATGAGTGCCGGTGTTCATCGTAGGATTGTTTTCCAAATACCGGTCTGGGTTATTGATTATATACCACCTTGTGGGGTAGTAATATTTCATGAATCCATTAAAAGCCAGATCTATTATTTGATTTTCTTGTTCGGTGGTCAATGTCGGCGGGTTATCCGCCCACGGCGCAACTATTACTATGCCACTGACACTCTCGGTCTCTAGGGGCGTTACGGGATTCCCTTCAGAATCCAATACGGGCCTCACAAAATCAAAAGGAATGTTTGGGGGTTTATTGATCCAGTCAGTAATAAGTGTTGTATTGCCCATAATATTCTAGTTGGTTTTGTTCAGCGGACTCAAAATAAACTTTGCACCGCCGGCGATCAGTTCGTCGACTTTTTGAGTTTCATCAGCTTGCATTTGCCCATAAAGCTGAGTTTCAGCCTGTGTTACCAATTTTATCAGATTCTCTATTCCCGCCTTGGCAGCAGTTGGAGATAGGGATGTCCATCCAATAACTGGTCCAAAATGTGAATGATGGAGAAGTTCTCGATTAAAGTCTTTTTGATGAAGTAGAAAAGTGTGAAGTATCTCCCTGTTGTTTTTTATTTGTGTGTATACTTTTTGCAACGCTTCTACAAGGTAATCACCCAACACCATGGGTTGCAGATTCTCAGGATCGTTTTGTGCAACAAGATGTATGCCGTAGTTAATGTCCGTGGTGCCACCTTGGGCGTTTTCCCTGTCTGTGCCCGTTACCAGCTTAATATCTTCGCGACTTACAAGTCGAATCACATCAGCTTTAACTGCTACACACGAAGCCGGACGCGTCCAAGTGGTCGAGCATATTCCCTCATCTAGCTTCAAATAATGATCAATATCAGATTTTTGTGAGATATAAACCCTAGCCGCATCCAAAGTAAAGCTGGGGTTTACATAAATAACCTCATTCTTTTTATCTTTTTTGGCCGCTCTCGCTCCCATGCGGCCGGCTACCAAGTCGATAGCATAAGAGTGTGTATCTCCGGCCCCTCCAGCGCCGGTTCCAATATTGCCCGGGCGGTCACCCCCTAAAACGATCCAGGCATTTCCATTCTGTATAACATCTTCTGATTCACATGCTATAAAGTTCGGTACATCAGTGGGGGGGCGCTTTGTTCCGCCGCCGCCGAAAGTATCTAGGGGGTCTAATGAATCCAGCCACTCCTGGGTTTCTGGGGATGCCGGCCGGGTGATTGGGCTTTTTTGATTACCGGCCGAGCGATCCGTGGGGCGTTTCTTCTTGCCAAAAACACCTGATTCGGTTTCCATCTTTGCTGCTTTGGCATAATCTTCTTCGGCCTGCTGGGCCTGGCGGGCCCGGGCTCGGCTCTCCTTGCCGGCTAAGTCGCGACCCATTTGTTGTTGCGGGTCGTAGGGGTCTGTAGGATCAGCCATATGGACTATCCTCCGCAGAAGTTGTCTCGGCAACAGACGCGTCCTCGTCAGGGTTCCAGGAGGTTACGAGGTCGTGTATTTTCTCTGCCAAATCGCCCCTCTCGATTGTTGAAGAGTCGCCGGCGCCGCAGTGTTTACATCTTTCAAACTTTATAGCTATTTGTTCGCCCCAATTTTTCGCGGTGCCGCCGCTGCTCACACCACTGCCAAATAGTCTTTTCATTTCGCCGGCTATCCAAGCAAATTGTTTGTTTTCATCGGTGATCGCTTCATAAAGCTCTTCTTTTTGATCGGTACCGTAAAGATTAAAAGCCTTGGCGAATGAGCCGCCGCCGCCGGTCTCTGAACAAACGTTTAACTGCCAATATCCAAACGAACAAGTCCATTCTCCGCCCACGAGCATCGCATGATTCTTTGGATCTGGCGCCTTACGTGTATCGCCGGCGGCCGAAACATCGTATCCGGATTCTTTCTTTGCATTAGCGGCCAAGCCGGCGAGGAATTCTTCAGAAAAGCCGGAGAAATGAGGGCTATCCTGCAGTTTTGTAAAAAATGTTACATCGCCTGGTCTCGCTTTCTGCGGCTTTGGTTGGATTCCCATACCAAATCTTGGGGCCATGGCGTCTCTGAAGCTCCTATCGATTTTGCCGCCTGGTAATAAGATCTGTTTGTTGGTCACTTCTGCAAGAACTACACATCCGCTTTTGCTCGGATCGCCCTCAAAACGCACTATTTGGCCATTGGGAGGCGCCACTGCTTCCAAGAAAGAGCCTGGTAGTGGAATCCCTTCCTTCATAAGCCCCGTACGGCCATGGTGCTTACCTTTGCGCTTGCTGACACTTTCGGGAGGTTCCATTGCCCCGTGATAGATGTCTATAAAAACCTTATATGTATAATATTTTTGGTCCCCGTCGGATGCATCCTGCGAATAGGCCGCTCTGACGGCCTCGGCATCATCACAACGAGAAGGATTTTTGTTGGCTTGTGAACTCAATATCATGCATAACTGAGGCCTTGGGCTGACAGTTCCCTTAGATATGTCGGGGCTGATCACCTCGCTAATAGCACGGCCTGTGAGAAGGAGCGGGTTAGACCGACGAGGGTCGGTCGCGCCGACAGCTTGGGCCTGGTCAACTGCGGCTTCGAGATAGCTGCTATTTATATCTCCAAATTTAATATCACTAACCTTTGTGTAAGCCACTAGCCTTCTTCCTTGTTGAGCATATCATAAAGGTCTTCTTTGTCCTCTTCTGATAAGCCAGCAACAGTGCCGTGCTGCTTTTGTAGCAACGCGGTTAACTTAACCATTTGTTCATTTGAGCGCTGCAGGTTTTCGACATATTTGGCCGCTATCGAGCCAAGTTCGCGTCTTGCGACGTCGCTGCCTTTCATATCTGTCATCGCATCCAAAAGAAGTGACTTGGCTAGCGCACGATCTTCCTTGATGTTGCGCGTTGCCTCATCAATGTATTCTTCTATATTTCGCCGCTTTCCCATTTGTTTTTAAATGCCTTATATTTTTTACGAAGCTTGTTCAAATTATTAACAACCTGTTTTGTGTTAAGGCCTGTAATCTCCCGTAAGTATAAGTAAATAGCTTTTTTATTAAAAATATCGATATCGTTTGATGACTCAAATATAATTTTAACAGCCTCAAGAACTTTCTTTTCATTATCCTTGAGCATATCACCTTCCCAGCTGGCCAACTCAGCAAAAAAGCTATTCCAGAATTCTTGTTGTTCTCTTACTTCATCGTACTGTTTTTCTTTTGAAATCACCTCTTCATCGAGCTGATTAATCATGTCCTCAATAAAAATCTCTTTTTTATTGCGGCGCGCATTCTGTTTTACCTTGTGAATAAACCAGTTCTTTGTTACTACGCTGAAATAAGAGAAGGCCTTTGAGCCCTTGCTCGGATCGTATTTGTCTAATATAGTAGTGAGCCAAACCTTGCACTCCTGCCGCAAAGAATCTATATTGGGAAGCGTTGTAAATCGATAAGTAAATATTATCTTATTAACCATCTCATCAAAGGCCGGCCGGATAAACTCTATATATAATACAGTTCGTCTTTTATTACAAGTTATCTTGGCATATTCTATAATCGCATCTTCGTGTACTTGTGTGAAATAATAATTTTTCTTTCTCTTACGCCTCTTGCGTTTCTTCTTCAACTGTACTTCTGTCATATTTCATTTCCTCCTCTAGCGGCTCTATGTCTGTCGTGAGAGAATATATATCTTCAAATCTTTCTAGCTCCTCTATGACCAGCTTCGTTTTGGTTATTAGCTCTTCAATTATTGGTTCGCCATAAAACATTTGCATATCATATAAAGAAGTAATAAAGTCTTCAAACATACGAAATGCAATATATAAATCTCCAATATTATCTGATGTATAAAGGAGTTTCGATAATACGTTGCTGATATACCAAACTAAAAGTATGTTCAGTATCACCGAGCCAGTAAGAGCGAGTATAATCCACATCATCGTTGCTTGTCAAGTTCCTCTTGCTGCTTTTTTAGTTCTTCGCGAGCCTCTTTGATAAAATCTTCTGTAACTTGGCCTATCTTATGGATTGCCTGCCTTTTTCCATAAGACGGCCTAGTTAAAAGCTTAGTTAAAGTATCAGTACTGTCGCACTCTTTACACTCCTCCAGCACATCATCTGCGGAATGCATTGTCAAGAACTCAACGCCGCACGCACTACAACTGTAAGCATAACGTGGCATTAGTTTTCTTCAGTCAACACTTCGTTAACAAAATCTGTTACATTATCCACTTCGGTATCCTCAAAACTAACCACGGGAGGGTTCGTCACGAATAAATTACCATCACTATCAAGCTCCCATTCGGTTGCTTGTAAAAGTGGCACAATGTCTGTTTCCTCCATGAGACACTTCTGCAGTGTCATCATTAGTGCCCCTAGGGCTTGATTAGACAATTTCATTTTTTCTCTCCTTTCTAAAACATCCATCGATGCCATTAAATATTCTAGCCATTTTTATTCACCTCTTCTAAATCTGCATCATACATCATGCCGGCCAATTCCTCAAAATCAACTGTAGGCTCCCAATTTAATTGGCTTTTTACTTTCGAAGTATCGCCCAATAAATAGGGAACTTCATGAGGCCTAAAATATCTTGCATCTATCTTCACATATTTATCCGGATTACCAAGGCCGGCGCGGTCAAACACGCATCCTAAAAACTCTCTAACTGTATGAGATTCGCCGGTAGCAATAACATAATCATCTGGCTTTTCTTGTTGAAGCATTAACCACATAGCTTCCACGTAATCCCCGGCAAAACCCCAATCACGTCGAGCATCCAGGTTTCCAAGGTACAATTCTTTCTGTAATCCAAGTTTAATTCGTGCGGCGGCCATAGTAATCTTGCGCGTCACAAAGGTTTCGCCGCGGCGAGGGGATTCGTGGT